CCTTCCAAGCAAAAGACGCAAGCTCAAGAGATGATGGATGCAATAATAGCTAGGACGGAAGCTCCGCCAAGGCCAAACTTGAACCCTTATAAAAATAGAGTGTTCTCGAGTAATCCGATGGTAAAAACACTTAGATCAAGAGGTATCAGATGATAGTTGCCATACTTATATTATGTATTGTTCTGTTGCTCGCTGTGCTGGCTCTGGCGTATTACACTTATCGCCGCAACCGGTCACAAGAACTGCAAATTTCGTATATAATAGACAGGACAGAAGACTTACAGGGCAAGATAAGCACACTCGGCAAAGTATTAAAAATCTTTGAAGATGAGACGCAGATCCTGCAACGTAGGAATGCCCAGCAACAAGAATTAAAGCAACGCTTTAACCGACAACCGAGGTAACAAATGGCTAAAGTTCGGATATTAACTGATGACGAGTATAAAAAGAATCTGACTACGCAATGGAAAGAAGCTAAGATAAAAGCTGACAAACTGCACGTAGAATATGACGTAGCGGAACGGGCGTATCAGTGTATATCTGAAGGAATTCAAGGAGGCTTAGACTCTGGACAAGTAACGCAATATTTGTTTACAGCTAATTCGCCTGAAAATACCATGCCATTAATAGAAGGACTTGATCTGGTAAAAGCTGTGCTTTTCCTCCATTCCAAGCTTTGTATCTCTGACCCTGTTGTGCAGGTAACGGCGAGAAAACAAGACCCAGCAACGAAACGCGCTGCAGAATGTACACAGGCTTATCTTCCTTACATGCGTCAAAGGATGCATTTGCAGGAAGTTCTTGAATCTGGCGTTTACCTTAACACTGTAGTTTATGGAAACGGAATCGCCTTCAACGGCTGGGATCCAGACGGCGGCGAATTCCCTTTTGACGAGTTTCCTACGGATGAAGCGGATCTGGCAGAGAAGCTGGAAACAGGCTTTAAAATGGAAGGCGACTACGACTTCCGTAACGTCCATCCTCGTAAATTCTTTCCAGACGGATCAGCTGATAGCTGGATAAATGCTGAGCATTGTTTTGAAGAATGGGAAATACCATTCGAGAAAGCCATGTACAAGTTCGATAAACCAGAACAACAGGAAATATTGAGAGAGTACCACAACACACAGCAAGCGAGCAATCCTGCTGACGTAAACAAGAGCCAAACAACTATAAAACTTTACAATTATTACGTTCGTGGTCGTCCTTGGAACGGATTCCTCGGAAGCCATTCTGTGCTAGTTGACCCCGAAAACCCTAAGCTATTAACACGTGGGCCGAATCCATTTGACCATAAGAAACTCCCTTACAACGTCATGTCAGATATTGACGTTCCCGGAAACGTCATGGGAATGAGCCGTATTATCTATGCATACCAGACACAAATGTGCATTAATAATATGATGATGTTAATAATGAAGAATATGGCTCTTTTCGGTGGTAACAAAATGATGTTACCTGAAGGCTCCATTAACCAAGATATAATCAATAACGCCCTAGACGACGTTGGCTACTTTAACCCAGCAACAGGCGGAAAACCTGAATACCTACGTCCAGCTAATGTTACCTCAGACGTATGGCGAGCCTATGATATTATGAAAGGTTATATCAATAACCTTTATGGAATGAATGAATTTTCACAAGGCCAAGTGCCGCGAGAGCTGTCATCTTTTGCAGTGCAGTTGGCGTTGGAAATGGACGATAAGTATCGCATAAGACTTTTCAATAAAAAGAAACTGTTCCTACGCGATACTCATTACCAAGGATTAGAGAATACAAAGCAGTTTATGACTGAATCTCGCCGTTTATCCGTAGTTGGCCTAGAGTCCTTTACAGATGATGGATACTTTACCTCTACATCTCTAAAAGGAGATTGTGACGTTGAAGTAGAATACGGGCCATATATGCCTGTAGATCCAGCAGCTCGTAAGCAACAGATTCTAGAATTTATCAAGTCTGGCTTCTTTGAAAAAGCAGGCGGAAACATGAAGAAAGCAGCTTCCTTATTGATAGACGGAAGTATGTTGGATGTTAAGGCGGGATTTGAACAATCTTCCAAGAGACAAAAAGCAGAGATAGATAGCATGATTAATGGTGAAGTTGTTCAGATACAACCATGGAATAAACATGAGGAACATTTAATTGCACTTGAGGATTTCACGGATTCTGAGACATTTAATGCACTGCCCCTAGAAGTTAAGAAGGCTATATGGCAGCATTCCGAGCTGCACGTAGAAGCGTTAGCTCAGCAGATAGCTAAGAGCCAAGGCCCTGCCACAGGAACGCCACCGCAGGGTAAACAGCCTTCTGGGGCTATGCCTCCAACGGGAGTTGAGGGGCCAGCTAAGCCAACCACACCAGCAATAACACAAGCTACGGGGCCGACAGTATAACACCAATAGGAGATAGTTTTTATGGGAAGTGAAGTAAAAGGGGTGGAAGTATGGACGTTGGAGCAGATCCAAGCAGATATGGAGAGCGTCTACTCAGATAAGCCAGCAAACTATGTGTCATGTGAGTTGACAGAGTTTGTCGGCAGGCACGTTGATAGTGTGCAGTTTTTTAAGTTATCTCCAAAAAAGACTGTGTGCTTGCTGACGTTTAAAAACGGGTTTGAGGTTATTGGGTACTCTGGGTGTGTTAACCCAAAGCACTATAGAAGAGATATTGGAAGCAAATATGCCCTACATACCGCTGTGGATAAAGCATCCGAGATAATAGCGTATCAGGAACAAGAGAAATTGTTTAACAGTCCGGGAACAGAGAGTTACGATAAACCAGCGTGATGATTTAACATCAATAGGAGATAGGGTTATGGCGTTAGAGACTTTAATTGGCGTAAAGCAAATTGGCGGTTTTGAGGTACTTCAATCTCGCCCAATCGACGCTCATGGGCAAGTAATGTGGGACTTATTCGATGAAATGAGGAAAACCAAACCAATTTATATCGACCATGATGTAAGTATGATTTCGTTTAGAGTTCAAAATAAACCAATCAGAGAAGTTGGGGTAAACGGCTGTCAAGTGCAGACAATTATAGAAACTGCAAAACTGATGATTGAGGAGTTAAATAAGAAATTCCCTTGTAGAGAAAACGCAATGATAATTACAAAACTTGATGAAGCCGTAATGTGGTCTAAAAAAAGAACAGACGATCGTATTGCAAGAGAAGTTGAAGGACTAAACAAGGCGTAAAGTTGCCCATAATAGGAGATAGTTTTTATGGCAGATAATGTACCACAGGCAGCTCCTGCTGCACCTTCTGCAGCTCCGGCTGCTCCCAGCTCAGGCGGTTCAAGCAGCTCAGGCGGGTTCTCGCAACCTGCTGGCGCCAATAGCGTTGATGACATCTTCGCCAACTTTGAAAAGTCTATGGGTTTATCCAGTGACGATCAAGGCGCTGGAATGCAGGATTCTAGGACTTATGAGGAAAAGTCTGTTAGTGATTTATATGCAGACTTGGACAACGTAGCTAAAGGCTCAGATAACGAGCAAGGGGAGACTTCAGATGGAACTGATGCATCTACTGTTCCTCAAACAGAAGTTACAGAAGACACATCAGAAAAACCTTTCGAATATGACTTCAAAACCACACTCGGCGATGAAGAAAAACAGATCAAATTCAGCTCCAAAGAGCAGCTCGATGCAGCTCTCCGTAAAGCTCTTGTCGCCGATAAAATCTATGATAGGTATAAGAAACAAGGCGAAGAAATAAAGACCTACAAAGAATCCCATGACTTTGCACAACGCTTTGACAAGATGATAGCGGAGAAACCTACCGCCGTTCTTGATTCAATCGTAGAAGATATGAACGAGGATGAAGTTAGTGCTTGGTTGATAGCTAAAGCCGAAGAATTGTCACGTGATCCAAAGGAAAGAGCGTTAGAAAAACGCTTGAAAGAAGCTGATGCTGTAAGAGAGCAAATGGCTGAAATGACAAGACAGCAGGAATTGTTGCAACAGCAACGAGTTCAAGCTGCTCAAGAGTCTGATCGTCATGTAGTTCAGTCTTGGGGAGAAGGCATCTTGGCTAAGGCTCAAGCACGGTTTCCAGAAGAATATCACCCAATCTTCGAGAAAGAGCTTAGATCCGCTTTAATGGAAGGTCGTCAAAGACGTAACGCTGGCGAAAACATAACAATCAAGACTCTGGATACCATCTTTGCACGTAACATCAAGCCTCTAATCGGGCTAATGCAAGCACGTAAAGTCAGTCCAAAGGCAATGCAGGCTCAGGTAGGAAAAGCCATAGATAACAAGAAAACCGAAGGACTTAATCGCGTAATGCAGTCAGCTGGAAACACGGCACAACGTCAACAGCAAAGACCCGCTACCAACGACAATAGCTTTGACACTGGAAAGCTCTTTGACCACTTAATCGCTGGAGTTGGAAACGGCTCAATCAGGATGCGCGGCTAAAATAGGAATTCGTATTTGGAGTCTATTCCGAAGTAAGAGGGCTTTGGCAGCTCCTCCCCAGAAGAGGCGGCGATGTGTAAAGCCCTTTGCCATTTCTGATACTGTTCATTTGCTACAATCTTCCCTTCAGTAGATCTTTGACTTTGCTCAACCATAAAATCGCAAATCACAACAGGTCTAAAATCAGCTACAGCTACCCGTTTTCCTGTAGATTCCATCCCATGCTCGTGTGCAATATTGGCGTAAGTGATGATTGTTTTCTTTTCGTTTGGTACGTTGTTCTTCCACGAAGTTCCAAAAGAAGTTTCTATTTTTTCTCTCCCATCAATTGCGTTTTGTTCTTGTGTACGTAAGGACTTTAATCCACAATTTAATTGTTTTGACAACTCATTCTGCAACTTGTTAAACGTATTGCTAAGTTTTATTAACCAAGGAAGTTGGTCTTGCATTCTAGACATCAGTAAAATAACGCCTTTCTGCGTAAGCAGGTATTTAGGTCTACTTTTACCTTGAGCGTCTATATAATCAGCCAAGATAAATTTATCTTGGCTGATTAGCCCTTCAAACTTGGATATAGTTTTTCTAATTGCCTTCATCAAGACATGGTGAGGCTTCCCCGTCGCCTCTGCGATTTGTAAACTGTCGGCCACAAACTCATTCACAGAATTCTCAAAATGAACTAACTCAGACATAAATTTCCTTTTTGGACAGGTGATTGACCTTTTACCCAGAATAGGGCAAATTGGAAGTAGCGCCGGTGGTGTCCAATCAGAGGCGCTTTACATTTCAAACTACTCCTAACATTAAACATCCTTATTGCCAACACCTTGATTTCTGATAAAAATCAATGTAACCTTAAACATATGATATTCTAGACATTTCGGCATAGACGATTTATTCCCCGTTTTTGAACACTTTCCGAAGACCACTCCATCAGACTTGTTAAGCATCTACGCTATTTAAATAGGTTAAGTAGCGAAGATAGGTTTTAGGTAATTTAATTCTAAAGGGGAATTACATGCCAAATGGTATTCAGAACAACGCATTTTCTAACGCGCAATTCACTTCCAGCGATCTGCTTAAATTTATACAAGAGAAGGGGAGTAAGACCCTTTGGACTGTAGTTTCCGGTTTAGACAGCGTAACCAAGAAGGCTGAGTGGCCGGGCGGAAAAGAAGTCCGTTACCACCTCACAGTAGACCCAGGCGCTATGGCATTCGGCGGTTTGAACGCTCAAGCTGGAACCTTTATGCCTGCCGACAGAGCATACGGAATCCAAGGCTTTATGGTTCCAAAGTACCAGACATTTACAATGTACTTTGACAAAATTCTTGGCAAATTGTCTGACAGCGATGCTAAAGCTTATCTATCCCATGTAAAGATGGAATATGAGCAAAAAATTGCATTTCAGAAATCGTTTATGAACTTACAGCAAACTATGGACGGAACAGGCCGCGTTGCTACTCCAGTAGGCGTAGGAACAGCCAATGCTTCTACAGGTACTGCACTTGTAGCTAGCCCTTCTAGCTTGTTTAGAGTTAAACTTTCTTCAGCCGATACTGCAGTTGGCGGCGCACCATACTTAATGGAAGGTATGATCGTATCATTCCTATTCCCTAACTATGATACTGCTAATGACGGAACTGTTAACGTTAGTAGAACTGACTGTGCAGCAAACTTCGTAAACTTTGGTTTCGTAGCTGATGGCGGAGCTGGTACTGAGGAACATTTCGATGCTTTCCGCGTTGTAAGAATCAACCAATCTTCGAACGAAGTTTATTTGGCACCTGCTCGTAGATCTGCAACCACTGGCGTTTACGCTGTTGGAACTGTAACTCCTTACATCAGCACTTGGGATAGCTCGCACCACGTACAACAGGGAGCTTCTGCTAACATCTGGTGTGCTGGCGCTGGCGCAGTAACCGTAACTCCATACGTAGGCCGTGGTCTTGACCTTGGCGCTCCTACTATCTATACAGCTCTCGACCTTAACGACATTTTCGTCGCTGGTTTAACAAACGGCGGAACCGTAGCAGCCCAGCCTGTAGCAGTTCAGTTAGTATTAACCGGATACCTTCCAACCGGAACAACCGCTTCTGCTGCTGGAAACACTGACTTCTCAGCTTATACCAACACCACCTATTCTTTGGCTCAAACAGGCCGTAGAATTCTTGGTTTGCAGTGGGATGCCAACGTCGATCCCCTGTATACCGCATCAACTGATGTATCTTTAATCAACCCATACTTGATGACGGGTATGGACTCTTTGTTGTTTAATGACACCAATATGGTTCAAGGTATTCCTAGATACTCGGTACAACAGATTCTTCCTACGAAGAAAAACTGGAATGCTCAACCTTTGACATTCAACAGCTTGTTCTCCGGAATCGCAGAGCATGTAACTCGTAACCGTGAAAAAACAGCTAACAGCTCTGACATCACACAATGGAACTTGTTGACCATGAACCCTTTGGTTTATACGTCACTTCTTTCACTATCTGAAGCTGATCGTCGCATAACAGATGAAAAAGGCATCCGTGGTACTTCTGCTAAATACATCAACTACGGAGCTAAAAAGTTCGAGTTGGATCAAGCTTCTTGGATGAGAATGGACCGAGTTATCGGCCTTCCAAAAGATGCTATCCAAATGTACGGCGGAACTATTGATCCTGTTGAAGCTGGCGGCCAGAAAGAATTCCTTTCTCTCGTAGGCGGACGCAGAACTAATGCTGTAGAAAGCTACAACTCAATTACTTCAGAATGCTGTATAGAGAACCTTCGTTCATGTTTTGTCGGCCATAATTTCCAATTCTCCTCTTTATAATTGACAGTTAACTTAGAGTAGAATAACTCTGAGTTAAATCAGACTAAAGCAGTGGAGAAATTCACTGCTTTTTTCATATCTAACCTAAAATAACATATCTACTATCCTCTTGACCTTTCCTTATAGAGAACGTCCACCGTAACGAGAAGCTTACCGAGTATAATATTCCCATTCCAGACTGATTCGTGCTATCTTATACAAGTTACCACTATAAACACGGCTTTGCTGACTCTTCTGCAGCAGGAAGCTATTTTGAAAGGACTCGTCATGAAAACTCCTAGCATGAATAAGTACCAAGAACTTGCTCTTGGAAAACACCTTAGCGTAGGCGGAGCCGGAAATAACGGCTTACTTCTCAACGCTATGCAAAATGGCTTCTACGCTAACTTCCAAGGCTGTACCTTGGTTGAGAACGTAACTGCAACTCCCGGCCCAACTTTCGTACGTCTTTCTGTAGACGGCGACTTGGATCCTTACTACGTTTACGGCGTTAATCAGCTAATGACTTTGCGCGCATCTTCTGCAACCGCCTGTGCTGCCGGATTCCCTAATGCAGCCGCTGTTGGTGATACTGGCGTTCTCCGCCTTACCACTGTTGATGCAAACGCTGCTGGAGCAGTAGCAATGTTGCAAGAAAATGCTTTGTGGATGGCTCCTGCCAATGACTTCTCTGTAGTTTTTGACATTGCACAGTGGACGCAACGTAACAACGTCGTTGGAGTAGCTTTCTCTCAATTCGGCATCATTGGTACTTGTACTGTTACAGACCTTCAGGACTCTGCTAAGGTTCCTGCTTGGGTTGATGGAACAAATGACAACGCTTCTTGCTACATCACGTTGACCGGAAACCGTGGAACTTTGACTGTAGTAAGTGCAAACTTGGAACTTCGTCAGAACTCAGCTTCTTTCGAGATTCCAGCAGGAGCATTTACTGCAAGAATTGCTTATGGAGCAGGCGCAACTGGCGGGTCTCCTACGGTTTCTGTCTTCATAAATGACAGAGCTGTTGCCACTATCAAGACTGTGCTGACGGGGCCTTTCCAGTTATTTGCTCGTGCATGTAACGGAGCTAACTATCTACAGGCAACGCATACTCCAGCAATACTTGATATTGACACTATTGCAGTATCGATGGTTTAATTACGGCTAACAAAGAAACGGAGAATTATTATTATGGTATTTCCAATGGGCGCTAAAGCTCCAATGAGCAAGAAACCTAAATTCGACATGGGCGGAGATCCTAATGCCGATGATATCGGCCAACCACCACACGGCGAGCCTGATATGGATGATGAAGAGATCGACGGCATCATGGGTCAGGATATGATGAATCCTGGCGAAGAAGGCAGCGAAGACGTTCTCGGCGCAGGAAATCCTCTGGAATCAGCTTTGGCTGAAGCAGGATTTCCCGGCGTAACTCCTGAGCAGCTAACTCAGATCGAAGCTATTCTAAAGCCCGTAGGCGCTCCTAAAGCCCCTATCGGCAAGCCAGCTCCAGCAATCGGTGGCGCTACTGCCGGGGGTGTTCTAGGCTCAGATATTGCAAGTCTTTAAAGTTTAGAGGTGCATCCAAACTTTGGAGGCATCTCGACTAAGGGATCGGCTCAAAATTTGAGCTGATTAAAGATCGTCTAGCTCGTCCAACTCTTCCATGAATGAAGATATTTTCAATTCGATGCCGTGAATCACATCACGGCTGTGTTGTATCTTGCCTTGGAGGAGAGCAGCCTCAGAGTGGTCTTCCTTCAATACTTTTTGTTTCTTAGGGAATCTTCCGCCTTCATCAACCAAGATGTAGCCGTATTTCCCTTTACCTTCGTTTTTGTGTGCTTGTGCTGTTTCCAATTTTAAATTCCTTTTGATTAGATTTTGTTGAAACTCCGCGAACTTTGAAAGTATACGCTTTCGGAGAACTTTGTGCTCTTCAGTTTTCAGGTTGAAAGAGCTTACCAATAACACGAATCCTGTTTCCGTTAGAAGGCACATCGGTTGAGTTTTGTTTTGCTCATTTTTATAGGAGGACTCCTGAAAGTTTAAGGAGTCCTCGCCGTTTTCTATGAGGGTGGCAATACTCTGAAGTACGTTATCGTGACGACGCTCAAACATTTCAGCAACGGTCAAAGAGCTGATGCAATTGACGCCAACTTCGTTAGAAGTGAATAAAACTAAATCGGACATGTGGAAATCTTTTCTAGAAGCCGGAAAGCATTGACTCCCGATTACAAACTGTGTAAAACAGACGTAGGGCGGAGGTTGCTTCAATTACGGCCGCCCTTAGGGTGCATACTCTCTTTACACCACTAGACTCCAAAGATCAAACCACATTTCATCACCAATTTATAAACTACTTTCGCTCATAAATACCGTTGATAGTATTTCTGTTGCATGAAAGAAGTCAGATGGAAATACCTTTGACTTCGGCTCACACAGAAGCGTTCCAGCTCGCTGATAAGCCCAGTAAACCAGTTCAGAGCAGTAATACTCATCATCTTCTGTTTCAAATTCATAATCATAAAGACTTCCAACCTCATTCTGTGCATTCATAGCTGCCTGTAAATGCACAGAATCTATAGCTCTTAACCGTAATACGCAGATATAGTCTTTGGTAGCAACGAAGTCGAAGAGATTAGTTTCAACGACGCCTTCTCCGACAGCTTCAATTACAGTCTTTCTCATTGATACAATAGCAGCATGTTTCCAGAATTTAGGGATAAAAACATTTGTCAGATGCCAGCGGATTCTAGACAGAAGAATATCCCCGGGCTGGATAGCAGCCTTTATGGCGTCAAAGTCCTTACCTTTAATAAGCCTTACGCTAAAAGGAGCGTGTATTTTTCCTACAAGACGGGTAATCGGTTCTACGAAAGATAGAAATTTCATGGCGACTCCTCTATAATAGAAACATGGCTTATTTGTACACTCTGTCAATTATACACACAGCGTGGTAATATTGGTACATTCCGTTAATTTGGGAAACATTCAAAGAAGGAAACTAAGGATGCTAAGAAATCACGGCGATAGCAGAAGAAGAGTTACTTTGGCGCAAAAGGTAGGCAATCAGCCAGCTGATCCTACCAATATTTATGACGATATATCTCCAGAAGAGTTAGACATTTTGATGCTTAACGCTGCTGGAATGGCTAATCCTGACTTCAACCCTAGCGTTAAGGGTGAAGGCGACTTATCTTCTGACGACGTAATGGGCGAGTACAGCGATTTTGGCGCAAGAGATGTCAACGAAATGTACAGTGGTCTTTCAGGACGACTTACCAAGAGCGCGAAAGAAGATAAAGCACGTAAATCCGGTTCTGGCGAAGGCATGAGAGGTTTTGAACAATTCTCCGACGCAGGCATGGGAGAAGAGATCCCAGAAGGCGTTATAAGCGACGTAATGGAGCCTAGTAGCGAATCTGAAGACTTAATATATGGAACAACTGAAGCCCCGTCACGAGGCGCTGAAGGCGGAAAAGAAGGAGCCCGTGAAGATGTTAGAAGCGGACGACCCATTTCAGGCGGAAAAGAATCAGAAGATATTTATGACGTCCTTGGCGGAGGCGGAAAGCCTAAAGCCATCATCAAAGAAAAAGAGAAGACAGCCGTTATCCCTGGAGGAATGGCAAAGAATCCATTCCCTGAAGACAGCAAACTTGGAAAAATGTTCCGAGCAATCGAAGCCAGAGGAAAGCCAAAAGGTCACGGACTTGGGCAGGTAAGACGCCCAAGGTTTTAATTAGTCTTCTGGGAACGAATCCCAGTAAGCTCTATCTTTGTCGTAAATATCTAACAATTCATCATCGCCAATTTCTCTAGAAGGTTTCTTTACAGCCTTTGATTTCGCATAGGCACTTACCAAGTCATTGTATTGATCTCGTCTTTCGCGCTTAGCCTGTAAATTGTGAACATTACCGACAGCATCTGACTTAGGGTAAGCCGTATTCTTACCAATCCAGTCGTCGCTGAGAACGTCTAACGGGCTAGGTCTTCCAGTACCGGTTGGCACGTTATCAGGGCTTGGCGGGTCTCTAAATAACCTCTGTAAACTCTCACTCCGAGGGGGACGGGCTGCAGCGCGTTCTGCCGCTTTCCTACCTAATCCTCTTAATCCGTAAGCTCCAGCAGTTGCCGCCATCAAGGCAGCGTCAAAACCTTCGTCATCGGGACGAACTTGCCCAGAACCGCCTTTTTGAAGGAATTCCTGTTCCCAGTTTTCAACTCCGTAAGGATCAATAGGTTTGTCTTTCCATTTACCCATTATAGCTCGTTCAGCCTCTGTCATGGGCGAGATGGAGCTGTCGTCAGTGTAGTAGTCGGATCCTACGGGAACCTGCTCCGGAACCTTCGTTGAAGGCAGTTTAGCCATATCCGCATATGGAAGTTTACGAATCTTGTTTCTTATACTTATTCCCGGCATTACAGACCCCTTCTAGCTGTGATAATATCAGAGTGATATTAACATGAGGTAACAAATATATGAATACCCTTGAACTTGTAAATGCAGTACGGGACTTGACTTTTGAGTACCAAGCTGACCCCATTTCGGATGAGTACATTGTAAGCCGCTTAAATGAAGCTTACCGATTTGCTTACAATCATTTCGTAAAATCCAATGAGGAACTTTATGGTCAGATCAGCTTGCTGCAAGTAGTTTCAGGGCAGTTCGAGTATGACATGCCAGAAGAGCTCTGGAACAAACGAATCGAGACAATGCTGATTCCTACGCCTCCGAATGAATCGACGCAGCCTTGGGGTTGGACTAAGGTTCGGAAGGCTCAGTACAGCCAGAGCTACCCTTACCAAACTAACAGGATAAAAACTTACTATCCCGAATGCTGGTCTACGTTGAATAACAAGATCTATATCTTCCCAGCCCCGTTGATAGCTTATCAGGCTAAACTGATAGTTTCTCGCAAGATCCCTATGATGGGAGTACTCGGTGGAAAGATAACGGAACTTCGCAACAACGTAATCTATCTAGACGATGTGACAAACGATGCTAGAATAGTGGATTCTGTCGGAGATAATTCTCTTGCTTTTATCTCGGTAGCTGACGCTAACACTGGAGAAGTGAAAGCTTTATGGAGCTACAGCGCAGTAAGTACTGTAGACAATACAATCACTTTACAAACATCTCCCCGTAAATATGCAAAACTTATTAAGGGGACAACGGTTTCTCAGATAACATATACTGCGGTAACTGCCGGAACTACAGCAGGAGAAGCAATATCCGTTGTTTATACTTCAGACTTAAATCCCGCAACCTGTACCGTAAACGGAAACATAATTACAGTAAAACTGGAAACCGCAGTTACTACTGCTGACAATGTTGTTACTTTAGTAACCGCTGCCGCAGCAACTCTTGTTACAGCCGTTAGAACTCTTGGACTTGGAAACGTAGTTCAAGTAGCAAATCCTGCAGAATTCCTTATAGGAGGTGAGAATCTGTACAAGAATAAGACTGTTGACACTCTCCCCGGAACCCAATGGGGCTCGATAGAAATAGACGATCTTGTTTGCTTCGGATACGCAACAGGAGCTTCAATATTCGGAGAGTCAATTGATACCTTCTTAACAGATTGGGCAGTAATGAGAATTAGAGGATCACTTAACGAGACAGATCCTGAAACAACTAACAGCCTTAAACTACAGCTGCAAGAGCTTACCGGAGACCTCGGCGGACGTAATCTTGGATTAAAGATTAATATGACTGAGCGCGCCAACTATGGAAGCAAAACATTTAGAAGGAGTTTCTAATGGCCATAACTTCTGGAAACACTTCTATCATTCCAATTAGCTCCAAGAGTGGCATAGACGGCTCAACATCTATACCTACAATTGGTGAAGGCTATTGCATTGACATGGAGAATACAGACCTAAGCACTGCAAATGAGATAAAGAAACGAGCTGGGTACGTGAGATACTGTGGATCCTTGCCTGTGAAGATCTCGAATACTGGGGAGACGTATCCCGCAACAACTGATGCTACTTTCGTAGAAGCTACGGCATTAACTAACCCAGAAACCACAACTCCGTGTAGATGGGTTAAGTATAATAGTTCTCTTCTCACTATTGCCGGTGGCGGAATAGCTATCCTTAATAAACAAATAGGATTTATGGCTGATCAGACTGAGAACGCTAACTACGTCGTTGTAGAACTTACCGGCCCAATAATGGGCAGGTTCGGCATGGTTGAGGATCACGAGTGCTATGCGTCCAACGCCACAGGAACTGCGGTTCTTTATCGCCCTATAAAGATACTATCTTCTACTATCTTCATAGCCGAAGCTAGCAGATTGCCTGCAGCTACGGGCGCTGTAATGCCTATAACAAGTAAACCATCCGCCCCGGAGTTTAATAGAATAACCAATGTTGTATTTGACGCAAATACTCACATTGTTACAGTTTATACTGACGAAGTAGTTTCCTCAGAAATGATAGTTTATTCCCCTTTACTGGGGCCAAGTTCTACTATCACGGCTATCAGCTTTGGCGTTAGTTTTTCAGTAACTTTTGCCGGAGCCTTCCATACTACGGATATTAGAAAGGACTTCTTCAAGCTGTACTGGAATTCTAGTAGCGTTCAAAGAAAAGATCGGGCAACTACTGGATACGCGGAAGCCTATAGCTCAGCATCAGCCTCTTTAAACTCTGAGACTCGTGTAGGATTTACCGGAACAGATAAGCTAATAATCTACGGAACGGGAGTTAAAACAGCTCCGACAGCACTAGAGTCATTCTATTCTTATTCTGAGCAGACTAATAGAGTTGTAGCAGTTGTTGGGGGTAGAGGGTATCTTGCGCCATATCCAGAGATACGTACAGATAAAGGCCCATATGTTACTGCCCCCCCGAATGTACTTGTTGCTCATGCGTTTATGCCAAAAGTAAATAATAGATACTCAATAAACTATATAGGCACAGCTAATGCATATGTTGTCGGAGATACTGTAACCATTAGAAGAGAATCGTCATCTTATGATATGCTTATAGTCGCATTAGATACGGATATAATTTATGTGACCGGAGACGTACCTACGTCTATTACAGCTGGAGAAACTCTGCACTGGACTAGGTATACCAGAAAAATAATATTGACAACTACGAGTGTGATCGGAGCCGACTCCGTTGTATTAATAGATGGTATTTCCCCACATGAAGTAGCTTATTATGAAATAGCTACTAAAACAGTTATGTTTGACTCTCCAATATTGTTTTCTTCTAATTCTAACATTCAATTATATGGCTCATGGAAAGGGTATTATGCCGCTGGGGTTACGGGAGCTATTGAAAGATTTGAAACTTTTCAAAGGGCTTATGGGGACATCAGTGCAGTAAAATCTGCAGGTAGGTTTACTTATGGTGCGTATATTGCTGACCAAACCGGAGTGTTTAGAGTAGATGCTTTGCGATCTGCAGAATGTACAATGGCGGCTCCTCAGATACTTGGGATACGCTCTATTCCGGGAAGCATCGGAACTTTCCCAATAGTAATAGGCGGAAATAATACAAAAATGGGGGAAGCCGTTGGAGTTTCTTTTACTTTTGTATTCTATAATGCAGATGGATTTAGAGCAGAATCAGAGTATTCTCCGTTAAGTGATGGCTGGGCTACGCCAAGAGCAGCAATTAGTGGGGCGGACTTATCAGAACTTCTTGAATATAGGGTCAAATATCCTACTAAATACCCGAGCGGGTATGATCTTTTTCTATGTGCATATCTTGCACAATCTACCGGAGAGGCTAATTCCCAGACACAATACTCCCTATATAAAGTAATAAAACTTTATCCTAACGGTGTAATAGGGGTAACAACTAAGCCATATACCGGAACTTCGGCCATGTCTGTCCTTATTGGGGACGTGTCAGTGACATCTTTGTCTGGAGCAGTTCTTACTGACTTTACCTTCAAAACAGTGACGACTCGTCCACCTATTGCCAAACATATGGTATCCTCTGAGAGTAGACTAATTGCAGCTAATCTGAGATCTCATCCATATATAAAGGTAACTCCGTCAAAAGTATTTACCAATAAAAAATTCTCGTCATTCATGTCTATGACCACTTTGAATAATACTGCTTTACAGTATTCTGCATTTTTTGCCCCTCTTGGAGTAGTGCCGAATACGGAGCATCTCCCTCTTTGGGGTGATGCTCCGATAATTAAAGACAATACTGAGGCTACGGCAACTTCCACGAATAGAAATACGGGGGTTGTGACTGGAAATACATATGCCGTGGATAATGCTACTCCGGCCTACACTGTTTATGGTGTTGATTATAAAAGATCTTATTGCTCAGTATATGGGGACGATGGCGCTCCTGTAACCCCTCTCACAATAACTTACACAGATAACTCCAATAGATTCTCAAGTGTAACATGGGCTGCTCACGCATCAACCACTCTGGCAGTATTGAGGAAAGTTCAACGAAATAAGGATTTATCAGCACTTCCCATTCCTTTTGAATCAGAAGTATTTCAATATACCTTAGCGTCATTGAACTATTTCTCATCAAGCAAGTGGACTGACTCTGACTTAGATGCGGCTACAAATGCGGTGGCATTGAATAACACAACCTTCATTGCCTGCGAGAACTGGTTTGACGGCATGGGGGAGTTAAAGAATTCTCCTGCTAATCTCTCTGCAATATTTGTCACTTTAACCGGCGGTACAGTAGGGGATGATGTTCCGGGAGGAGTGGCTATTCAAAGCTCCCGTCCAGCCGGAAACCCTACAATCACTATGACTATAGACGTTGTTACCTTTCCAGACGCAACTTGGAACTGGGGAGTAGCTGGGGATTTAGTAAATGGGAGTTATGTAGTAATTCATGGTATTGGCACTACAATATCTGTTACAGGGGCAGGGGATACAATACTTTCTTGGGATAAAGATCTTATCTGGAAAGCAACATATTCAGCAGATATGTCCGTAGCGGGCGTGAAGGCTGTATTCTTATTGTCTCCACATCTTGTAGGATCTAGAACGCTAGCTACTGCAAACGCTATAGATGCTGCCCAATTTAACCCTATAAGTGTTGGGTCATTAAAAGCGGAAACAACTTCTGGAACAAGTACTTTAATACAGATATTTAAGCCCAAGCAAGGAACTGGAGGCGCAACTATCTGCAACTCCACAGTAGCCTTAACTGGCTTTAGCCTCCCTACTGACTACATTGTAGTGGCTCAGACTGGCATAGGTACTGGAGTATTTAGCGCATTAGACCAAAGAGCCGTAATAGAATTATCTGAATTTGAAGGTGCGGGGCAAATTGGCTCAGACTTATCCCGAGCAAATAGCGGAAACTTTCCTCAATTAACCGACGTTTCTTGGGTTGTTTCTGAAGTTACCAACGCAAACTCTGTAAAGATGAAATCTCTATCTACGGCTATGGTTTCCCCTGCAGTTATGACGAGTACCTTAACGCTAGCTGCACAGAGCTGTATAGTAAATGTAACCAAATTAATTACGGTCACTGGAAATAAGTTTAAGATACTCATAAATAAGTACCCGTCCTACCCAGCATCCATACCAGGAATTGCTACTCCTTTGGGGGTAAATGACATGCCTTCAGGAATGGGATTCTTACTCATCAGAGGCTTGTCACACCAAAGCGCCTGCTTGGAATTATCCGGCCCTATCGGAAATACAGGAGTGGTCACACTGGGAGCTGGCGGAACTACAAACTATAGCGCAATGGAGTTTGAATTACCTTATGACGCGGCAACTTCCACATACGCCACTATAGACTACAGTAAGATAACTGGCCTTAGATACTCTTGCTATGTAAGAGCAACTGACTATACAAAGATACCAATACCTGTACCGAGAACAATGTCCAGTACAGCGACTCTGCAGGATTTAGCGTTGCCTTTATATAGTCAAACAGAGAATATCGGTGAGAGTATTCTCCTTCAGATCTCGAAAAGACTTTTAGAAGTATTCCCTCAAGCAAGCATTAATCCGGAAGGATCTGTGGCTACCTCTAAGGAAATGTCTGCAAATACCTGCATAATACCTTTTACCAAAGGAGATGGAACGGCAATAACTATTTATGCTACGTCTGCTTTTGAGATAAAAGGTGCAGATTCTGCCAAAGCTCCTAAAACCTATACTGGGCAAGGGGTAACTACTCTAGTATCTCCTTATCCAAGGCAAGATAATAGAGGGGCATCGTTAATCTGGACAGATGTTGTTTCTGCTACAAACGTTGCGGCGCAATCGTTGCCATCGTTTAAAGAAGGAAACTACCTTGAATTAAATACAGAGGATGACTCGGATATAACCGGATTAACCCCATTCCAGAACGGTTGCTTGATATTTAAAGATAATTCTATCTGGCGTCTGACGTTCAATGACTCTAATGTTGGAACATTCCAAAGAATCCAGTCAACCGTTGGCAGCTCCTCAGCCTTCAACTTGGTATCAAATCTTTCCCAGTGCTACTTCACCAACAATCAAGGAGTCTTTAAGACTGACGGAAGTACCGTTGAACACATACTTAAACTCAATAGAATCTATGACAATCAAGTGAGCAAAGCTGGCTACCTGCTCCGCCGCAGTGCAGGCTACGTTGATATGAATAAGAAGGTTGTACACCTTGGAGTTCCTTACGTATCCAAATATACCTCCCCGTTAAATGCGAACGATGGCGAGGCTAATTACTGCTTTAACGACGCTGTTTACGGCTGGAACATGAACGTCGGTATCGACGCTGTAAAATGGGCCGAAGCTAACGGAAGCTACTTCTTCATTTCAGCCAGAGGTGACGTTCACAGAGTTAGAGATGAACAATCGTTAAGCCGTTTCCGAGATGGCGAACGTCCTATCATTATGAATTTGAAGACAAGGTATGTAACGGCTGAAGACACTAACAGATTCAAATTCTGGAGAAACCTAATATTCCAATTCGATGATACAACCAATTACAGCTTCTACACTTACTACAGCTCCAACTATAACTCTACAGAATATCCTCTGGAGTTCTATCCTAGAGTCAAGGCAGCAAGCTATAAAGGCATTGCAACCTATGGCACAGAACACTTTATGAAGATATTACGAGAAACTTTTGCTGAAAGGGTAAACAGCTTGTCACTTCGTTTCTACGAAGGAAGCATTGATACTGATGCAAAGATCTTTGGAGTATTCGCAGAAGGCTGGCTAGGAAATACTAGACTAATTTCTCAGAAGGCCACTCCTGGCGGCGAGAGGACTTAGGGCTGGGTGCCAAATTGGCACCTAGGTTTCTGTCTTGTTGATATTAGAGGGGACTACTGGTATGGTTTCTTCAGCGCAGGGCTATTCTACTGGAACTGCGCCAAATCTTCTCACTCCTTAACACTAAACTTAATAAACAGCAACTTCTATGCTATCCTCTAAGTAACGGAGGAAACATCATGAAATTTGAAGCATTACAGTTTAAACCCAACGGCACAGAGCCAGAATCCTTAGCTCAATTCTTTACCCATTACGCTTTCGTTAACCGCTTCCTTACTCGCTTTAACATAGATAAATTAACATCCGTAGAAAACGTAGCTAGCTATTCTACCGCAACGTCAATTCCGCACGGAGTTGTCGTTGATATTCCTCACAATCTTGGATTTGTTCCGACAGTAGCCACTTGTTCGGGCAGAGTGGAATTCTACTCCGTTACGGCAAAAACGGCTTCCAAGGTTTCAATTCTGGCAAAGCTCCACACCGTCGACATCACAACCCCTGTTCCGAGCCGACCTCAGAACCGGATAGAAGTTTCCGACGTTACATTCTTAAACGCCGGTGATTATGTTAAGATAGGAAACGTTGTCAGGAAACTAATAGGCATAGACAGAAATCTTCTGATCTTGGGTCAGAATGTTATCTATGATAACACTGTCCGGACTATATCTTTGGCATCAACCGCAGTAAGCGTCTTTATCTTTTAAGAGGTTCACTTAATGGCATGGAATAACACTCCCTCCGACTGGCAAACGACGACAAAACCTGAGCAGTACAAAGACGGTGCTACAGGGCTTACCGCGAAACAGACTGACATGGCTGGGTCGATGTACCCTGGCGCTTTCAAGCCTTCAGAACCTGAAGCAAAACCTCAAGACGACGGTATTTCCTCTGACACGTTACAGCAGGAGAAGGCTGAAGAGTACAAACAGGCTCCTGATAAGATGGCTCAGAAGAAAGCAGAAATGCAGGCTTCTGGAATTCAACAGAAAGTTCAGGATGTTTCTTCCCGAATCGGAGCATTCTCCTATTCACTACAGGAAAAAGTAAACAAATTCCTAACAGCCCCGACAGACACTTTCGGCATCATGGCAACTCTCGACCCGAAAACAGGGGAGATAGTTTCTACCGATACGAAGACAAACCTTGACCCCGCTATAGCTCAGAAGCAGGCTCAACAGAAAGCCATCACCGACTCTATGCAACAGTATCTAGAGAAGATGAACACAGGCGGCTACCGCGCTAAATCGTTCATGGAAGCCATGAAAGGCCAGCTCGGTAACGACGATCAGTCCGCTCAATTGATGCAGATGATCGACACTCTGGATAACATGAAGAAGTCCGGATACGGCGACAGCACCGAAGCTAAGGCTCTACAGCAACAGATGGAAGAAATGGATACCTTTGGATTAGCCTCACAGCTTCGTGGCGCCAAGAGCCGCTATGAGAACCTGATGGGCATTGGTGCCAAGGAAGATGCTACCAAGTGGTACGGGGAAACTGGCAAAGAGGGCAAGACGGCATTAGAGCTTTCCCAGCTCAGTGCTGACAGCCTCAAGGACGAGATGCAGAAAGCCTCAGTATCAGCCTCCGGACTATTCTCCGGAGAAGTAGAAAGCTCGTTAGTACAGGAATATGACAGACAGTCAGTAGAAGCTAAACGCTCGGGACAGCTGGATAAACAAACCAACGACGCCTTTGCCTTGGCTGCTGACGCTATGCTTGATGACACAACCACTACAATGGGAAAGACTTACGCAACAATAAAAGAAAAGCTTAACAGTCCAGAACTCCAAAAGGACATTCAAGCAATACTTGATGGTCTGGGAGTAGAAGGAGCAGACTTATGGGGTGACATGCTCGCTGACGGCGGAACACTCTATGACGTTATAACGAAAACCCTTAACGATCCCGACTCCGGATTAGCCAATGAAGAGCGTAAGCTATTATCTAACTACATGGGATCTTTAGGCGGCGGGACTGGAGAAGGACAGCTAGCTCTGTGGATAAAGAGTCTCGCTAACTCTGGGGAATTTACCATTACAGAAGAGGACGGAACTCCTCGCGTTATCAAACCGTCAGCTCAGATGAAGCATGAGATTCTTCGCCTTATGACAGACCCGAACATCAACCGAGATCAAGCTATGGCTAAAGTCGGAGAAATGATTGGTGGGCTGCAGACAGGCTCTACGTTAAAGGACGGGAGCAAGCAAACAATAAATACTTTCCTTAAATCTATCCTTGATGGATCTGCATTGCAGGCTGGTAAGTTCGATACAACCTTAACTAACTTCAAAGATGGTTTGACTAAAACACTGAAATCCTTTGTTGGTAGTAAGACAGAAGAAGCTTTTAAGAACTCTATGGCTAAGATATTAGGCCCAACGGTTGTGGGAATTGATAAGATGTCTGTAACCGAGTTGAGCAAATACTTCCATGAACAACTTACGCCTAGTGAGCAGGAAGCTATCCGTAAGCTAGTCAAAGTAGATATTGATAATAATATGTTACAAGGTAACAAGGTATTGGAAGCTAATATTAAAGAGGCTACCAACAACGCCACTAAAGTTCTCACGGATAAGCTGGGTGAAGTAGACACTGAAGAGAAGAGACTTAATCTTCTTAAAGATGCTACGATAAATTATATCCCAAACAAGTTTAATAATTTAAAGAATAACCTTAATACGAAACTAGGAACTAACGACCCAAATCTTTATAGATCGAAAGCCCTTACCGACGCTGCTACTGGAATAGCTAATCAAATATCTGGACAAGACTGGTTTATAGCTAATGTAAATATGAATACTCTAACTCCGGGGGACGCGCAAACAATAGGAATGGCTTATGCATTACAGCAGTATACCCCACTTCTTACGGAGTTAATGGGAACTGAATTCCAGCCTCCTGACTTAAGTAAAGCCTTTAACACTGGGGCGGGGAGAGTAGAATTAAAAGACGTTAATGCCTATGCTGAATATGTGAAAAATGCCATTTTAAGAGTTAGAATGAATGATCCAAAGATCTTCTCCAAAGACCCTAAAGACCCGACAAAGGTTTCAGGGACTTTCGTGCAGAACATAACTCCACAAGAGATAGACTCTAACAACAGTTCCCAACAACAAATAGAAAAGGCTCTGGGCGGATTGCTAAAAACCCGTGCTACCTTAAAGAATGCACTCCAGACCGTTAATACCCAACTAGCGCAGATAAACAAAGAGCCTATTCAGATGAATCCAGAAGAATTGATGGAGAATCTGCTAGGAGTTTCCTCAGGAAAAGAGACTACTGAGGCAGCGGGCAAAGATACTGGAATGCAGATAATTAACGGCAATCTTGTCTTTGGCGACGGGACTCGCGTTCCATTAACTCCCGAAGTTATTGCACAGATACAAGAGGCTATGGCGTTATCTGCTGGAACTGGGTTCCCTGCAAGCATTTCTACGGGGGATACAAGGACAGCACTTGGGCAATCGAATCTTCCAAGCGGAATGGGACTCCCAACAGCCCCTACTGCATCCAACGAACTTACAGAAGAAGACTTGGCAGCAGCCTCTGCAGCTTCAAATCCGGGGCCTACTTGGGATGAGTTTAGCAAGAAATGGATACCTAGTGAGATAAAAGCAGTAGGCCACGGGGCGCAACATATCGGACAAGGTGTTTTAGACACCTATGACGATATATTAGTTAACCCGGCTAAGAAGATGGCTTCCAGTGCTGGTAAATCTCTTAAAAAACTTTTTGGTAGGTGATAAATGGTAGCATTCTCTTCAGAAGTATATAAGAACACAGCGGAGCAGCCTACGTCGGATCTTACCGACTATACTGACTATCTAAAGAAACGAGCAAAAGCGGCGCAGAAGTGGGAGGGAAGTGCTACGGGATACGTCCCGCAGACCTCACTTGCTGACGACCTAGCGGCACAGGACGCTTACAAGTCCGGAGAATACAACCGACGCACCGGAGCTGCTGAACAGGAAATGGGGCTCGCTAAGGCTGAGGACACCAGAACAGCTTCTGTAGCTGACAGAGTTAAGCAAGCTCTCTATGACCGTACACAGGCTCAGCAGGCTACTGACACAGCCTCAGGACAGCAAACCCGTACAGCCTACCAAGGGGCGCAAGAGGCGCAGCAGGGATACAAGCAATCTCTGCAGAAGCTGGACTTTACAAAATACACCAACGCTGCTGACCGCTACGACTCATTGAAAGCTGCGTGGGATAAAGGCACAGCCGAGTTTGAGATACTAAAAGCAAACAGAGCGGGAGCATTAAATATAGCAGACCTTGATCGTTACTACGGAATGGCGATGGCTGAGATGATGAATGAGCTGGAGAAGGTTAAATCATTTGAACAGGATTCTGCAGAAGCTATAGCATTAAAAATACTTAATATGGCTAAGGGAACTGCTTCGGTAGTTGAAGGCGGGACAGAGTTGGCAATGCAGATCTTTGGCTACGCAATGCAAAAGAAATAATTGGGAGATATATGGAAAACCTAAAACGGATACTTAGAAAATTACAGGATGTTAACTATATTTCCCGTCCGATGCAGCAAGAAGAGGAAATGATTAACCTATCGTTCCCTGAGAAGCAGGCTATGCAGGGCTCGCCCGTTGGGCAGCCACAGCCTCCTAACCCTGCTACGATGCCTTTGAGCGACGCTGCTATGGGTAAGATGGCTACAGGCTTGGAGCGTCCCGGAGATATGAGTCAGCCGTCTGAGCCGGAAGCTGCTGTCGAGTCACCGCAGAGAAAGAAGCTTCGCTATCTCGACACTATGCAAATGAATCAGAAGTCGAAGTTTCCAGAGCTGAAGCCTGTTTCTACTTTAGCCGGAGGTAACCGTGGCCTTAGAATTTAAAGACTGGGGCTTAACCCCTGAACAGAAAGTAGCTTCACAGAAGCAAGCTCTTGGAGACTTTACCGACGTTGCCCAGCCTGCGACCAAGAAGCAGGAAGCATTGGAGCGTGGCAAGCTCGCTGGAGACGTTTACTCGCAAGCAGCGCAGTCAGCTAAGTCTGGCAACCTGCAAGCCATTTCCCCCATGCTAGCCAAGGCACAGGCTCAAGCTGCTGAGCTAATTCCTCAGCAAAAGACCAGAGCGCAAGACTTGGCCTACAAAGGCGCAATGTACAAAGAAGGAATTCTTAGTGCAAAGCAGGGCGCTGCTGTTGGTGACTTTGAACGAAACACCCAAATATACAAAGACAAAGCTGCGACCATGCTAGCTAACAGAGCTTTCGAGCAAGGCATGAGTGCGAAAGAATTAGCAATGAGCCTTGACGGATCCTTATCCGACAAAGGCTTGGAACAACTTAAATCCGATTATGAGGCTGGAAGAGTTACCAAACAAGAACTAACAGATATTGGAACGCAGTTAGCTATACAGGCCAATCAGATGAAACTGCAGTTGCAGGAAGATCTCGCTAAACTCCGTGGAGAGCTTGAGCGAGATATTGCTACTGGAAACGTGGAAGCGGCGAAGAAGCGTCTTATCGAGCACCTCGATAGACAGAAAGAAGCTGCAGCCACTGCAGCCAAAGCCTCTAATATCGGAAGCGTTATCAGCGGCATTACAGGAGTTATCGGAGGGGTTGCTGCCGGATACTTCACTGGCTGGAACCCGGCTGCAATGGCAGCCGGTTATGGAGCAGGGTCTACACTTGGAGAAGGCATAGCTAACGCATAATTAAGAAAGGAATTTTAATGAATCCAGCAGAATATGAGAATTTATCGGTAGAGCAGTTTAAGGCTAAGTTTGGTAGAATGCCTTCTACAGAAGAAGGCAAGCTAATGATGGCAGCCGTCCCTACGAACGACGCTTGGCGGAACAGAACACCCGTTCCAATGAAGATTGGAGCATCAGTCCCTGCGCCGCAGTCAACGCCTCAAGGGGAAGCGACGCCAGCTCCATATAAGATGCCCAATGATGCTGCAAACCGCAACACACAACAGATGCTAAAGGACTGGGGAAGCCGTGTAAACGGCCCTTCTCCCTTCCCTACGGCCCCTATTGGTGACGGCGCAGCTCCTGTGCTCCCTGTAACGCCTCCTGCTCCAGCGGATGAGAGCTGGCAAGGGAAGCTAAAGAGTGCTTTCGGAATCGGGCAGGAAAAGACAACTCCTGCTAAACCCTCTGAAGGAGCGGGCTGGGGTCAGGATAGCGAGAGTTTAGCGGATCAGTTTAAAAGAAAATTAGGTATTGTTGACTATAAAGGCGGAGCGCCAGTTTCCCCTGCAACAGCTCCAAAGGCCGCGCCAACTCCAGCGCCTACGGCACCTGCGGCACCCGCTGTCCCGCCTGTAGCTCCGGTAGCGCCTGTAGCCCCCGTGCTGCCTACTAAATCTAAGCCAGCGGACAATCCTGCTGTGAAGAACCTCAAAGCGAAAGCAGCGGCTCCCGCGCCTGTAGCTCCTTTGGGTCAGCCTGGCTCATATCTTACAGAAGCTCTCGGCGGAACTTCAGGAGAAGCTGCACCTTCAAATAAATTTGCTAGGTTTGCTACTGGAGATAAAGACATAAACGCTTATTCCATACCTAAGTCTACTCAGAAAATATCTTCTGAAGATACCGGAGCACAGGCAGAGAATATAAAACTTGGCGCTCAGGCCGGTTCCAGCGCAGCCTACGCCAAGACTAAAGCAGCTCAGGATGCACTTACAGGAATTGAAGGGGCTCAGGGAGCTGCCGGAAAAGATAAAGCTACTCAGATAAAGAATTACCTAGGACAGCTCGATGCTAATCAACGCGCTGAATTCTGGCAGGGGCTTATTCACTCCCTCGGCAAGATAACTGCAGGCGTTGTCGGAAGAGCTCAAGGAGCTGACGTAGCAGGTCACTATAAACCTACGAGCGTGTTCAACGTAGATACAGCTAACAAAGCAGCTAAAGAAAGATTCGGGGCGGAATCGGCGCAAACAGATGAACGTATGCAACAGGCTGTTGAGCGGCTTAAAGCTGGCGGGCAATTACAGGGCGAAATGGGCGCTATTCCTTTTACCTCCGAACAGAAGATGAGAGAGCAATTGGCTAATCTTCCCGGAACCAAGAAAGAAACAACTACGGGCTCTGAGATTCAATTGGTAAATAAAGGAGGACAAGCCGCTAAAGCCAAAGGCCCTGACGAGTCTTATGCCAGATTAAGTGGACGCTCTAGAGAAGATGCAATGAATGCTGCGGCGACTAAAGAAAAGGCTTGGCTTGCTTCAGGAGTTCAGAACATACCTCCAACCGGAAATACTCCTAATGAGAGAGCCGATAACTTTTCGTTAATTCAACAATACTCCGGAGAAGCTCCTGATGTATTGAAGAAACTGTACATGCTGATGGAGAAGTCTGGTAAAAATCCTAAAGATGCTTCCGACACAGCCATTGAGATAATCCATAAATCCAGAAGAGTTCCTTCTGATATGCATTCAGATCAAGGAAGAGAGTGGTATGATCAAATGCAGAGACTGCTCTCTGCAGGCATTGACTTCGGAACACTTCCTGATGAAGTTACCCAGCACAAATCTGGAGGAATTGCTTCTCTTTATAAAGAGAATGATCCTTATGATACTAAGAATCCTAACTCTTGGATAAACAAACCGGGGAATAGGGAGAAGCTGGCTCAGGAACAAGGGCAGACAGGTGCACCTGCACCTGCCGCTGCTCCGACACCTTTACAGAAAGCAGTTAGAAAGCTTACTCCTGATGAGTTAAAGAAGGCATCTCCAGGAGAACTGAAATATATGAGAGAACATAAGAAAAAGTAATGGGAGTTTACCGTGGCTAAACCGTTTGACTTTCGGGAAATACTTGAGGGTAATAAAATAGCTGAATCTGAAATAGCCGGAGGTGATACGGGGTTAGAAACCTTTACTCCTGAAGAACAAGAATTAGCTAAAAAGACAATGGAAGCTTACGCTGTTGGGGAAGAAATTCCTTTAGAAGGAGAAATCTCTACAGAGCTTCCGCCGGAAGAAGAGTTCACTATGGAAGACTTGGAAGCGGCGAGAGCTGCTGCAGCTCCGGTAGAAGAGTTTACTACTGAAGACTTGGAAGCGGCTAGAGCTGCTGTGGCTCCTGTAGAAGAATTTACTACAGAGGACTTAGCCAAGGCTAAAGAAGCTATGGCTCCTGTAGAAGAATTTACTACAGAGGACTTAGCCAAGGCTAAAGAAGCTATGGCCGCTCCTTATGCTGAAGCTTACACTCCGGGAAAGATGTCACCTCAGACACAGAAAGAAGTCGAAGCTTCCGTTAAAGAACGAGAGAATAAACCTCTGTCAAAAGTCTTGGGCGTCGGTTCAGTCGGAACCGAGTCTATCCTGATGGAAGGGATTAACTCTGTAAAGAGGGGAGCGATGCACGTTTGGGAAGCTTTTGGCGGGAAAGCTCCTGAAGGCGCCTATGATCGTCCAGAGGAAGACGTAAGCAAAATAATAGACCCCGCCACTGGTGCCGTAGCAGATCTAAGATCGTTAATGGTAAACCCCAAGATAGGGACGGCAGCAAAGGAAAAAGCTCTGGACGAGGTAATTAACTCACAGCTTGGCTTGCCTCCGGGAGAAGCTGCGAAAGGTAGAGAAGACGCTATCGGTTCTGCATCCATAGGAGGCATGGTTCAGGCGTTAGATTCTTTGGTGACGCAAGGCGCAGCTACAGGCTGGATCAAATACGGTGTGTCGAAGTTTACCGACAACAAGCTTCCAATGCCTCCGGATTACTTCTCACCAGAAGCTAAAGCGTATATAGCCAACAACCTTAACTCCGGAAAAGCTATCGGGGTTCATGGTGTTGAAGTGAAGATCCCAGAAGGTAGCAACCCTGAAGAAGTAATGAAGAAAATGTTTGATAACGTCGTAGCCACAGCGCACGACCTTTACGCAATGGGAACAACGTCAGCGGCGTTGGAGAATGCTGGTTTGCCTTTGATGTTTGCAGGAAACGCTCTGAAGGGTCTTTTCGCTGCTGCTGAGCTTACCAAAGGCGAAGCGGCTATGAAAGCTATGCTTGTCGCTGCAAACCCTCTGACAGCCGTATTCGAACGCTATGGAGTTAAGCTCTTGGGTGTTGGAGCAATGTCAAAGCCAGCACAGTTTCTAACTCGTGTTGGAGTAAGCGGCGCAGAGGCAGCAGCCATGACACCTCCGACAACGGCCGGAGGCTTTGACCCTGCAACGATGGCAGCGTCTGCTGCAGTCGGAGCCGGAATGCACGTTGGCGTTGCTGGCGTGGGAAAGGTCTTAGGAAGTTTATCCAAAAGAGGGGCTAAAGTAATTCACACTCCTGAAGAACTTGTCCATATTGAAACTCAGAAACAAGCTATGGCGATGGTCAAGACTTTGCCTGAAGATAGAGTGCAGGCAATTATCAGAGGCGAAGAGCAGGTAGCTCCGGAACTTCGTACAGAAATCCGTAACGTCGTAGAAGCGAAACAACTCTTTAGCGACTTTAACCCCGGAACCGTAGAGAAGATCCTAATAGAGGGTGCAGATATTCCGGAGATACGGGCTCAACTTGACGCTATAATATCCCATACTCGCCAGATGAGTCCGGAACAAAGAGCAGCCCACTTAGCCTGGAAGAAGGCGTCGAGGCAATTAAAGGCTCCGGAGCTAAGGTCTGAAGCGAGGAAGTTATCTGAAACTGTAGAATACTCTGCTGCTCTTGGCGACGATGCCTTGATGCAGAAGATGATGGCTTCAAATAACCTTCAGAACATGATCGAACCTTATGGACAATTAAAAAGATCTTATCTAAACAATTCCTCTTCAATGTACCGAAGTGAGATACAGGATATTTTACAGTCTGGATTAGAGGGATACAATGTAGACAAAGCCGCTTACCTTAAACTTACTCCAAAGAGTGCTTTGCATATAGAAAATGTAATCCGTATGCAAACCGAAGACTTAGACTATAATAAAGCCTTGGAGAAACTAAAGGCCAATAGTTACAAAGTAGACAGTGCAGGGATTAAGGTACAGGATACCCTTGATAAAGTTGTAGCAAAGACCCAAGATCCCCGAGTAGTTGGCTTGAAGGCACATATTGATCAGGCGATAAAAGCCAACTCTACCATCAACCTAGACTATGCTATAAAGGAATTAACAGACCTTGGCGTTGAGACTGGCGAACACGCTCCGGGCTTGCTTGCTACTCAAATATCTAATTATAATAGACTTCACAACAACCACATAGACTTAAAACAGGATATGCAGAACGCTGTTACCCACAACGCTCTCCTTGAGCGACGTAAGATAAGCACTAAAGCCAACACTTCTGCAGGCCATAATCTGCTAAGAACTGCCGCCGTCTATGCTGCTCCCGACTCGATAGCAGCTAGATTTAATGAACAGATTCAACACGTAGCGTTGGATTCCAAAGTACCGCAAGAAATTAAAGACCTTTCAGCAGAATTGATTGGAGAAGCTTCTCAGAGAATCTCCACTGGAATGCCTATTTCTGAAGGTAAAATACAGTTTCTGCGCGACTCCATAAAAGGAATTAAACAAGCTAACGATGTAAGGCCGATGCTTGATGCAATGGATCACTGGAATGTTGAAGCAAAAGCTTTATCTGTCCTTAGAGCGCAAATGGGGGCTTTGCAGGAAACTCCGGGTGGAGTTCTCGAGCTTCTACCTTCATTCCGCAGAGCTGGCGATGTAATTGTAAGTCCGCAGAACATGAGAAGACTGGAATACTATCATCAGTATCTATCTTCTGTATGGGTTGACGCTTTAGACGGAAAACCTATTAATGAGAAAGTTAAGCAAGATCTGTACCACATGGCTTTCGGCAGTGAAGAGCAAAAGATCAAGATAGTTATGGATCCGACGTCTCCAATATCCACCGATATTCATTCGGATAACATGCTTAGGTCGTTACAAGTTTACTCTAGAGATCTTCTAGACTCTTTAAACGACTTGCACATGATAGCCTTTGGGAAACGATTAGACGTTGAAATGTTCTTGGCTTACCTGAGTAATCCCGCCAATGGTGACAACGGTAACATGGCTGTAGAAGCTATGGGTTACAACGTAGCGAGATACTCTGATAAGTTAGCTCTGTGGAATAAAGTTAAGGAGGAAGGAAACTCATTCCTGCTCACCCTTGCCAGCCCTGAATTCCTAGAAGGATTAATGACAAAGAAGAGCTATATCAGCTGCGGTGTCGGCTTTGAAGGAATAGCTACTGCACATAGAGAATCTGTACAAGAGCATATGAATTTATTCAGTGACGACGTAGCCCACTTAGAAAAGCAGATGCTTAAACGCGGCTGGGGATCTGAAGAGTTTGGTACAAAGGTTAACAAACTTCAGGGAGCTATGGACAAAGGCGGAACAGGAATAAGCAAGCTACGTCAGGGTTTCTTTGTATTAAGACAAACCGGAGAGACTATTGATACCGAGCTGGGGTCGGTAGCTAAAAGAATATTTACTAACGAAGACCTGTTACGACGTATGAATGACGCTTCCATAAAGGACAACCGTCCTGTGGGATCAGAGCTGATGCGGGAAGTTATCAATGAATTGATTCCTGCTAAAGAGGCAGCGAAAATCATAGCCAGAAACGGCCATATTGATATGTTCAATTACTTCTCTGCTACCGTGAAGAATGCTCCAAAGGAAAGCACTGTAGCTATCTGGAAAGATGTCTACGAATGCTTGGAATTCCTCAACGGCATGAGAATAAAAGGATACAATAACCACGTTAGATCCGTATCGGAATTAAACATCCGTCACAGAAATACAGGTTACGTGCAAGAACCTTTACGCTTTAGAGAGGATTATGTTTATACCAAGAAGATGAGTAAAGGCCGTGTAATAGATTATGTCGATAACATATTCTCTGCCGAAGCCAACTTAACTAAACGATTTGGCTCGTCACTGCAAGGCCAGCTTGATAAAGCCGACTCCCTTGGCATAGACTTAATGCATCCGATTACTGCTACAATTATGGATACTCAATCTATGATTAGAGATACAACAGCTTGGCACGCTAAGACTACGCTGCAGGAATACGGGGTACTTCTCCACAGCCTTGGCTATGAAAAGCTATCTAGTGCTCTGCTTAACGTGCTAGAGACAAACACTCTCGGTAAATTAAACAGTAGAGTTGTTCAAGAGGGACTTAGAAGTGCTTATGAAGGTATCTTGAAAGTACCTTATGTTAACTCAATTATGCTTACCACTGTTGCTGCTGCTAAGTTAGTCGGAGCTAAGGCAATGCAGACTTCCTTATCTTCTATTAGGAGTCTAAGCAGGTCGTTCATATCCCAGCCTATAATGAACTTCGTCTATGGTGGAAAGAGTACAACTGGTAAGTTCTTCGGAAAGGTATTACAATACGTATTCTTCAAGAGTACTCGTAACAGACTAGCCTCACCTGACGGCCCAATAGCTCCAGAACTGCATAGATTAGTCCGAGAAACCCTGCGTGGATATATCGACGTAAACAATAGAGCGCAGATGGAAGCCGTCAACGACGCGCTATTACTGTCAGGAAAGACCCGTGGCGGTTTGACTGTAGCCAATAAGGTAGCAGTAGTTTCTGATAGACTTATCGATCAGGCATTTGAAAAGATGACGCAGATAGCTAAAGAGAATTTAGAGTCAGCAATGTCATTACAGATATTAGAGACAGGAGCTTCAGTCTATACCAAGGCTTTGGGAATACTTAAATCAGAAGGCGGGGATGCTGCAATAAGTTACCTAGGCCCAGAAGTAAAAACCTTGAAACAGACTCAACTCTATGCGCTCGTGTCTTTGATGGGTAAAGGATTAAAGTCTGGAGATGTCTACATGGCTGCAGACCCTTTCCTGAAGATGTACCACACTAACAACGTAGGCCGTTTTGGTGTTCATGCGTCACCAGCCTTTATCCGTGACTTTATTCAACCTATCTTACCTGCATCCGCTACCTTTTATGCTGCGATAACCAATAACGTATACCGAGCCATGAGTCAGTCTGTGGAATTAGGCGCAGAAACTGTAGCTAAGGTACGGGGAATATTCTCTGAAAAGACTGGACTTCCTATCAATACAAGCACTCGAGTACTTACCACGCTACTTATGGGCGGCGGCATGGCTTACATGGCTAGAATAATGAAAGACGGCGTTGCAGACACATGGTTTGGAAGTCAATTAGATGACAAGCAAACGATGGAACAGGCTCCTTTGGGAAGAGCCTTCCTACACGGAACCGGAATAGATTTGTCCACAGCGTTGCCTTTCCCTGAGCTGCTTAACCTTATAAATTCTGGGATGAAGGGGGATGTTGCCGGAGTTAAGGATGTATTCTTTAAAACCTTCCTAGACATTGGCAAGCAAAAGAATACTCCGTTTGCTTCTGCGGATCTGCTTAACATGTACAAGGCTTTGTCTACATTAAATGAGATAACTGGTGATGTGTTTCCGATTCTTAACCTCCTGCCGTCGAAGATAACCGATGCGAAGAAAGAGCTATCTTCTGCCACTGAAGAATTCCAGAACAACCTGGCTAACGGGATGTCGATAGACGTTGCTCAAGGTAAGGTGGATAAAGCTACAGAGAAGATACGGGATTTAGAAAACACTTACTTCACTCACGGTTGGGTAGCTCTGGCTGATCTTGTAGTGCAAAACATGCCTATCGCCAGCATAGTGACGGCGGGAACCCATCCGTTTGCAATTGCTTCCATGTACCGCAATGAGCAATCCAAAGCAGCTATGGAAGGTGAAATGCACAGAGGCATGGGCCGCGATGACTACGCAGGCTGGTTCAACATGCTTCAGCAATCCTACGGCATAACGGACATCCACGACAAGGGCAGCAATGCAGCGCGTAAGTGGTACGGAGCTGTTTATGGCGAATACGGCAGCAATGAAATGCCAGCTAATCTCCGAATGACTCAAGAGGAAATAGATTACAATATAAAGATGGCATTGAAGTGGGACGGCCTAATGGTTGATACTGATATGTGGTTAAACTACATGGTTAAGAAGGGGAATATAGAAAAACTTGGAGGCTTTAACGTCGGAGGCAGCTTGAAAGATGGAGGCTTACTGGAAGTTATGAAAGACAAACTCCATAAAAGAACCTCGCCGATTCCTCCGCCGAATCGCCCAGTTTATCCAGAAAACCCTGTGCGTCAGTTACTGCGGGAGACTAAACTACCCGATGAAAAGAAGCCTCGCTAACCTCTATGAGCTTTTCGTAGCTTCTTTCGGATATGGCTTTTCTTGTTTACTTTTCCGGTGCATTCGATGCATTTGCTCCGGAAACCGGATTTTGCTTTTGACTGGCCGTAGAATTCCTTAGTAGATTTAAACAATCCACAGCCTGTACATTGCTGCTTGCCAATACCGACTTTTTCATAAGTGCAGTTACAGAGCTGCAGGCTGTTACGTTCAGAGTTTATTATCATACTTTTCCATATTCTCCGCAGCTAGAAGCTTAGCATTGTCAGGCATTAACTGAAGTCTGGAACATGTAGCCTTGGTTGCCGCTCTAGCTCCGGTAAGGATACCGTCGATAAGCACGTTCAGATCGGTTGAGCCGTATTCATTATGACCAGCGTTCATATAAGAGTCATTACGGAGAATACACTTGATGTGGTTAAGCTTTAACGTGTCTCCGGTGGCTGTGTCGATAAAGTCACCTTCAGAGGTAACGGCTATTTTGTATTCTTGGAGTTTCTTCCATAAGATATTAGCAACTTCATGCTTAAACTTCGCAGGGATCTCAGAAATGGCAATAGAATATACAGCTTTCAGAGCCATGAGCGTAGCTTTCTAATTAGGGTGAGAGATTAGTTTAGCATCTAAACTTCTACTGAGTCAAAATTACCTTGATGGTCTACTTCCGCGTTACCTACTTTTCTCTTGGTCAGAACGTGAGCGAGCGTCCTCGCCCCGATCACCTGTAAACCTACATTCCAGCCTTCTCCAACGGTGCTAAGGTAAAGAGGATAGCCAATCAAGGTAAAAGCTAGAAACAGCTCCTCAAGGTTATAACGCTGCGTCAGAGCGCCGACGCCAATAGCGTCAAGAAAGTCCGGTAATTCCTCTGACGTAATCCGACCCGGCAGTTTTGCCGTTGTGTAGATCGGGAGTCTGACAATCAAGAAACGGAACAAGTCAGCGTAGGTGTGCCAGCTCATATCGGGATATTTCGCGTTAGCTTCTACTACCATCTGTTTCATCTTAACAGGCTTGCTACGGCGTGAGAGGATTCTGTCTTTAAATATCGCCTCAAGATGCGCGTCCCAGAAGAACGGGCAAACCAGAATAGACATAATCAAAGGTAGTAGCTCGGTTTCCGGCATAGCCGTGGTTACTTTAAATATCTGTTCACCTACGGGGAGCCGAAAAAAGATATCTGATAATTCTTTCATTATCTCCCGGCTAGCGGGAGTTTCTTTGTACATTGAAATGTAACGCTCTAGGCTCATGCCAAAGTCTTGCTGTAATCTTTCAACGATAGCTCCGGAGAGGTGCCGTGTTGGTTTTATATAAACGGTCATTCCATTATCTCCTTAATTATTTCTTCCTTCTGCAGCAGCAGCCATAGTATCTCAGTGTCATTAGCGTATCTCCAAGTAAGTCCGCAACATGTAGCCGCCTCTCCTTTGCAGCAATAAGCGATACCCGTTTGTTGTGTTTTATAGTGAGTGGCTGCAGCTAGGGAGGATTTAAAGTATTCACCTTTTGAATTGGCTACGGGTTTAAACTCTCTAGGTACAGAGTTCGCCGCCGGAATTTTTAATTTTCTGGGGAGAATGGTGTTCTCTCTAGTGGAATCAAATTCCCATGTAAGTCCTCCACAGATACGTCTTTTACCTGTACAGCAGTCAGAAATATGTGCCTGATTTAACCCCAGACTCCTAGCTGCCTCAGCTGTGGATACAAAGCTCTCTCCTTTATTATTTATTACTGCTTTTCTCAATCCCTGTACGTATTCTACCTGTCTAGAGTCTTGTATTTTATTGAAAATATTCTGCTCGATAAGGTATTTTCTATGCAGAATGGCTGCTTCCATCCCTAAAGCACTCGGGATTACGGATATATCGGGGATTCCCGTATTGGCCCTATTTTCTTTTTGAGTCACTTCTCTTAGGTTGCACTTCCTATTATCCCATCTGCACCTATTGATATGATCTATCACTTTAGCGGGATCTGGGTATTTAAGTATTAAGTGGCTCATTCTTACGGGCTTTCTTTTATGTTGGATAAACCACGCATATCCGAACGTCCCTTTCCACACTACCCCTTTTACTTTATCCCAGTCATCTGCATCTACACAGGCGAAGTTATCCTTCCCAAAATGTACCCACTTTATCTCAGTCATTCATCACCTCTTGGATTATAGCCTCCTTATTTAAAAGGATTCTGCTCACACGCGTATCAATTCCCGGCCTTACCAGTGTTACAACGCGGCACTTGCGGGTCTGTGTCATACGTCGGATACGTCCAACAGCCTGTGTATTCTTATGCGGTTCGTAGGATAAATCCATAAAGACAAGATGATTTGACCTTGTCAGGGTAATTCCAACGGAAGCGGAGCCAATGGTCGCAACAAGTACATCAATTTCCCCAGCCTGGAATCTCTTTACAGTGTCATCCCGCTGAGCCATCGGGGTGTCACCACGGATATATGCACTATTTGGTATTGCGGCACAGACCTCAAAGCAGCTTAATACGTGGTCTGTGAAAACAACTATCGGAAGATCTTGTGCTGCAATAGCATTCTTAACATATTCGATACAGTCGGGAGCCTTGGCAATGGCTGCTTCCATCTTTAATGTTGCCATTGAAGTAGGCGTAGCCTCGCCAAGTTGGTACGCTTCCCAGCCTTTCTCGAGATTATCGTCAAGTTCCTGCAGCCGTTTCTTTTCCTTCGGCACTTGCGCCAGTTCTATTTCAGTGAAGATAACTTCTGGAAGATCCTCCAGATCAGCAAGCTTATGTTTGATGTAAGTTCCCTTCAGCCACAGCTTTAACGCCTCTGTATTCTTACTGCCTTCAAAGGTTGTTATTTCCCTTCCCGCAACTCGTTTCTTTACCATGTTAGCGAAGGTAAGGTTGAACGCCCACTGACTCTTAAACTTGAGGTTAAATCCTCTGCTCCGTATCGGCCCATAGTCTATCAACCGTAACGTGGAGTACAGTTCGGTAACTTTCCCTTTGAGGGGAGTTCCCGTCATTAATATAAGTCTACTCGGAACAAACTGTGATATGTGACTGTGTAGGGCTTTAGTCCTTCTCGCCGTCATCGTCAGAAACATGTGAGATTCATCTACAACTACCGTGCCAACGCCGTGAAACAATTCGGGGCATTTATAGATCATGTCTGAAGAGATGATAATAACTCTACAGGATAACTGCCCTTTGAAAGGGTAAATGACAGACTCGATACCAGCAAACTTTCTCAGCTCCTTCTGCCAATTCCGCGTCAGCAAGCTAGGACAGACAACGATAGCTCTCCCTGCATACTCTTTAATGAGGAGAATCGCACTCAGGGTTTTTCCGACTCCTGGCTCTGAGAAGCAAGCGCAGTAAGGGTTACTACGGAAGAACTCCAGTGCTTCTAGCTGATGAGGGAAAGGTATAAAGTCTGTCATAACCACCTCAGCTAAAGAAAGGGTTTGGAAGCTTATTGGCGCCAAGGGTCAGAGACGTATCTGCAACCGCTACAACCAAAGCTTGGTTAACTTTTCCATTACGGCTGTAGATCCAGTGGCCGTTAGCAGCGTTAAGAGCGTCTTTGATCGAGGTAAGCATTGCAGGATTAGACTTCCAGTCAGGATTTGTCACGGCAATGGCGTCAACAATCTCTACCAACATGCTCTTGTTGGAACGATCAAACATCACATCAATATAGGTGACAGGCAGAGACTCGGTTGCTACGGTTTCTGTGTGCGCTACGTCGATAACATCTTTCGCTTTTGGTTTCGCCTTGGCTTTAGCTTTAGGTTTCTCTACGACTTCAGGGATTATCACAGGATCAGGCGTTACAACTGGCTCTGGAGTTACGAACTTGTTGTGTTCTTCCTGAGTTATGGGTCGGAATCCCTTTGCCATCTCTGGAGTTATTTCTGGACATTCGTCACCTAAAGTAGGTGCTGTATCTTCAGAAGCAAAGACTTCCGGGTTTTTTGCTAAAACATCTTCCAAGCTACCTGCGAAGAGATCAGCGGCGTTTTCTTTACATGAGGCAACGAATCCCCTTAGTTTATCCGGAGCTGGCTTAGGCTCAAGAGGCATAAAGAACATATAGTCTTCTTCGCACTCATCATCTCCCGCCTTGCAGCTGCAGGTTATTGAGCATTTAATTACTGAAAGAAAGCTGTCCATTGCAAAACTTGCAACTTTAATCTTCACGGTATCTCCTTAATTGCGTAATTTTTCACTAATTTTATTTGCCAGTTCAGTAAACTTAGAATTCCGTAGCTTCATATTTACGTGAGTTTCCAAGAAACTTGCCAATTCTATTGCGGTACGGGCTTCTGCTAATAGCTGCCTATATTCTTTCTCTCTCTCACAGGCTTCTAGTAGTTGTTTTGTCTGACGATTATCTCTGTCAATAAAGTTTTCGACTTCCCAATCCATCATTACTATTGGAAAGCTTACTGTTATAGTTTTTTCTTCTTTGCCAGATATGCGCGACTTAATAACTCCTTTGTCATATAAATCATTAAATAATCCTTGTGCTGTATCCATCTCTACCATTGTCACATATTGAACATAATCTTCTACATTTAGTGATAACAATACTTCTTCTGATATAATTCTCGTCGCGTGATAGACTTTAGTTTTCTTGCCGATGTTGCAAAACTTTTCTTCGTCTTCTGTCATGCGAGGAGTTGGTTTAAGCAATGTAACTTCATTACACATAACTATTCTCCTATTAATTTGTTAGTTCCCGTTCCCGTACCCGTCCCCGTCCCCGCACCCGTTCCCGTACCCGTCCCCGTCCCCGTCCCCGTACCCGTTCCCGTTCCCGTACCCGCACCCGTTCCCGCACCCGTTCCCGCACCCGTTCCCGTCCCCGTCCCCGTACCCGTCCCCGTACCCGTCCCCGTACCCGTTCCCGTTCCCGTACCCGTACCCGTTCCCGTTCCCGTCCCCGTTCCCGTCCCCGTACCCGTTCCTGTCCCCGAATATTAAAGAATCAAAATTTTCTCTTATATTTTGGTTTCCCATTTCAATTCCTCGCAGTCAATTTGAGCTACAATTGCGTCTAGTGGAATTCTAGTTGTTCCACACGGATCTAGTTTTGTTTTGGTTGTAGGCCCACTTATTAACTCTCCCAGTCCTTTTTCTGTTCCCCATACTCTTATTGTGTGACATCTAACTATAACAAGTTTATTTGTTTCTTTATCTTCGTAAGTATACCCTACGAATATCCATCCTCTAAGAGCGATGACTATTTGTACTTTAGATGCAATTTTTGGGGTTGCACTTTTCTCTCCAAATTCGACTGCTGACTCTAATGCAACTTGTAAAGTAACTCTTCCCTCAAAAACATCTTTAATTACTGTTTTAACATCCATAAAATTCCCCTTAAAATAATAAGTCTAAACTATCTGTCGCTACCGCTGGCAAAGTTCTGTCTGTACTGTTCTTGTTAGTGTAGGTCTTCGCCAATTCTTTTGCTTCGGTAGCTGTGTGTCCTGCGTGACAATGGCTAAAGTATTCACATAATTTATTGTAGTTTACACAGCTTCCCCTGTTGCATTCTGTCTTCTCAATATCCATTATCTCTTTCATTCCATCAGAGACTGCTTTGAGGCGTAGTAGTTTGTCCATCTCAGCTTGGGGCTGGAGAAGCTCTTTTGGAATATCTACTTCTGTGCAGATAACACCCACTCTGGCTGCATACGCTGCCAGCGACTCATTCACCTTAACTGCAATTCTAGTCTTGGACACCGCTGAGTACACGGCTCCTGCAAAGTCTTCTTTGCGCAGTTTGAGCTTCGCCGCTATCTGCGGAACAAAAAAGCTATACAGATTAAGCTGTGGATCTTGAGCAAGTCTAGCAATAGTGTCAGCTAGTGGCATTCCCGAAGTTTTAAGATCCGCAATCCACCAACGTCCGTTCTTATCCATCAAGATAAAGTCAACGTAGCCGACGAAGTTAGTATCGCCGACTTCAACTTCACAAGCTATGCAAATAAGCCCGCTACCCTCACGGAGAGTAAAGTAAGCCAGCACATAAGCATTGATTCTATGTATTTCCTCTGGTTCTAGGTCACATTCTTTCACTATCTTAGCCAGCTCCTGCACCGAGTAATCCCGTCTCTGGTGTCGAGAAGTCTCCAGCATATAGTGATACACTTTACCTACGACTAACGCTTTGTAGTCTTCGGTAACGTCAGGATCCTTTGGCAAGTTAAGCACATACTTAAGGTAATACTTTCTCTGACATGCTTGCAATGTACCGCTAGCAGAGTAACTAAAGCGCCTTGGCCCCACATAGTCGCTAACTGGTCTGCCTAGGTTTATCGTAGAGCTTACTGACGCCATTACATGTTCAGCTGGTTTTATTTCTTCAAAGCCCATATTTTTTCTTCCTTACAAACCTTTAGCCATTAACAATTCAACAAGGTTAAATTTTATTGACTAAAGGTGTGTTGAACGTTGTTAAATTAAGTCGTCTAAACTATCTGCTGGGACATCTGCGTCTGTCGGAGCTGGAACGTCGGGGGCTATGGAAACCCCTGCGCCGTCACGCTTCCCGCACTTGCTACGATCAATCTCAACCTTAAAGTCCCCACAAGGCTTTCCTGCCATTGGGCCTTTAGTCAGCGTAACCTTTCCAAGGTAGGTAACTCGAATGAAGTCTTCCAACTTTAAATTCTCATCCATACGCTTGTTTAGAATCGCTGCGGAATTGAGTACATGAGTCTCGCCATCCTCAGTAACGATGTCATAGAATGCACCATAATGGTTCTTATCTTTTCTTACGTACCAACCAGTAACAATAACGGTATTTGGTTCCATTGTTGCGTACTTGTGATAGTGCCTAGTTCCGCCAATTTCTTGAAACGTCATAACATACCCTTCTGCCTGTAATAGGCACGAATAACGGGAAAATATCCTCTCACCGTGAGAGGTGTCACCGCCGAAGTTCGAACCTTCGGCAGAGACAGAGGGAACCTTATCCCTCTGTGGGGGGAGTGTCAAGGACTAAAGCAACAAATCTAACTCTTCCTCGAGGTACGGAGGACGCCACTCAGGCATCACATACTTAGAGTAGTTGAGCCACTCTTTTAACCCACGTTTGTCTATGTGATACTCGGATATCTCAACCTCATTACCCTTCGGAGTCGTCAACTTCTCCGTGTCGCACTTGCCATCTCGGCTGATCTTTGTCGGCGGCAGGCCGTAGCCCCAGGCTTTGATGTCTCCTCGGATCCCGCTGTTGGGGAAGTAGAAGTCGAAAGCTTCAACCATCTTATCCTTGAGCATATCAGCGCAGTGTCCAAGCATGTCAAAGTCAGCCTGGATATACACACAATCGTGTAATGTCATAACTACGCTTAAACCTGCATCCTGACACAAAGCCACTGCCTTCCGCATAATGCTCGCCCCAGCCCCCTGAATAGGGAAATTAACTACAGACTTTACGTTCGGATTCTGACCGAACATTCGCCACCCGCAGGGGACGATGATCGGGTCTCCGTCTGACCTGTAGCTGCGTTGAAGACCTTGCTGCCACTGGGAGAAATTAGGGTAGGCTTTTTTGAATAGGTCAGATAGTTTTTGAGCTTCCTCTTGAGTGACTATTAACCCGTATTTTTTACCGTCGTCAGTAAGCTTCTTAGCCAATCCTTTAGCTCCCATGAGATAGCTCAATCCCAATACGAGGGACTTGCTTTCGTCGCGTTCCCTTGCGTATTTTTTCTTATATTCCTTATACTCTTTTGTTCCGGGAGCAGGTATCTTTTCCTTTATCTTTCCGCTGTCGTAGGCAAATCCGAGGTAAACATCTCCGGAAGCATAGGCGGCTTTCATCTTGTCATCTTTTGACACCAATGCAGAGATGAGGAATTCTTGGCTGCTATAGTCGCAAGCTATGATAACTTTTCCCTTCGGGGGTTGTACCAATATCCTGATCCACGCTGACTTCAGGAATATGTAGCTGGTGGCGCTTGGTTGGCTCCGGCTAGACTGGCTCCCGTATATGCCAAAATATGGCCGTATACGGCTATCCGAACCCAGAAAGTCGAACAGTTTTTTGCCTGTAGACTTCACCGGATCCTTGAAGCCTCGAATACTGGACTCCAGTTTTTTCCACCGCAGCAGTTGATCTAGAAGGGAGTCGCTAGGGTTGTCGTCGTTAGCTCCTTGCTCTTCCAGAGCGTCGGCAGAGAGGCTTATCGCCCCCCCGTCAGTCTTTGCCCATCGAGAAGTGTCTAGATTATCTCTGACCCATTCCTGGACAACTTTTTCCCGCATGTGCCATCCGGTCTTGTCCTTATGAAACATCTCTATTCCCAAGGGCTTTAGCTTCTCATTTATATCTTTACGGCATACAACTTGAATATCCCCAATGTTGTTAATGAATGTTTTTGTAGCTTCTACGTTTATCGGATAGCCCAGCGTAGTCATTACTGCAGACCTGGCCGCGTACTCGCCGCGTAAATGAACCTCTTTAGCAAAGTCTTTGGGGGAGCATTGGGGGCGTAGCCATTTGAATATAGCTAACATCAAAGCCGGAAGGTGTGCTACATCTTCAGCGCAATATGACATAATCCTATTGCGCTGGGAGATGATCTCTGCCCCATTGTTTGATATTATCAATTTCCTTACATCTTCTTTTTCAAAGGTATCTATATGTATTCCCAGCATTCGGTAAGTAGCTGCGGCGAGGTTATGTTCTATTTTCCCGGTCTCACCGGCTTCTTTATTTATCTTTAAGGCGTCCCCGTAATAATATAGGCCGTTGTCTTTCATGGTGTCACAGGTATTGGCTAGGAATCTAACTCCGCTTTTCATCAGATGTTTACCGTAGCTAAGTTCAGAATGATTAGTTATTAGCCAGTATTCTAGGTACAGATCTACCCATTTAAACTCTATAGGGTTCAGCCCTAATGAGAGGAAGCTTCTCGCTTCCGCTTCCGCAGCGAAGGAGATAAAGGTTGAGTCGTCTTTGTGTAACAAAAGAAACTTCTTTAGTTCCTCTTTACCCTCTGGAGAATTGTAGAGCCAGAAGTTTTTGTTAGTAATTACGTCCTCGTCTTTACAGCGTAGGGAGCAACATACTAAATTTAGCATAGCTTCTTGGGTTGAGTTATATTCAAAATCGATCCATATATGCATCAAACCCCCCGCCTCTCGGTTTCAGTATATAGCAAACCCGCACCTTTGGGGGAAATGTTGAAGTAGTAGTTTAGCACCTCTACTCTTTCATACCTGTCACATATTTGGGGGGTTGCCTCAAAGTTTTCCTCTATCATAGCTATTATCAGAGCACTGTTGCTGACGTAATAATCAGGGTGTTTTAAAACCTTTCTCCGATATTCTTCAAATAGATGTTTTAATGTATAGGAAGAGAGTTCTTTATAGGGGGAAAGTCTTCTCCCTTTTCCGTGAAAGAACTTCTGTATTATCTCCCTAGAAGCCGTTATTTGGGAGGCTAGTTCCTTCCGCATAGGGTTTCCTTCGTTAAAGTCTCCACAATATCTTTTTAGCTCCCTATCACAGATGTCTTGATCGGTAACCCATATTTTTTCTAGGTGGCTCATTCTATATACCTCCGCAAACGTCTGTAGTTATGGCTAAGTTTGTATAATACCTATCTTCTATCCCTTGAGAATCTGCCCTCATTACGGTTTCCGATCCGTATATTTTCTTCAGGTAATTATTAAAGTTTTCTTCCACTTTCTCTGCTTGCCCGGCATACTTTACTTTCCTACATAGCTTATCCAGCCCTGTCTGCAGCTCCGAGCAAAGGGTGAAAGCCCCTTCTTTTTTCGCATAGTCTGCTGTCATTTTCTTAAAGTGAAAGTAGGAGGAATCGTAGTTTTCGGTAAAGTCTACCCCCCCTATGAATATATGTCCGTTATGGCTAAGCCTCTCATATATTTCTTTACCCCTATGGAGGGCATGCCAAACTTCCTTACACAGTTTTCTCTCCCAGCCCTCATCCCTACCGCCGGTTTCGTCTATGTTTCCCTTACGGCTTTTCATCTTAAAAGGGAGGAGCCGCGTCATTTGATTGTCAGTATAGTCTATCTTTAGCGGGTTGTTAGACATTATCATTACAGTAGCTTTTGGCCTGAAGTATTGAGCGTCTTTGTACTTTTGTTCGGAGGTTATTAAGTCTTCTCCGGTTATGTTGTGGAGGGTTTCACTGCTAAGTATCCTTGGAGCTTTGCAGTCACCGACGACTAGGAATCTTTTACCTAGGATGTTGTGTCCAAGATACTTATCATCGTTTAAGGATCTGGCAGATAAAGAGGCACAGGTCTTCTCCCCTAACGCCGATTGCATTGCCTTTAGTATGGAACTCTTTCCCGTATTTGCGCCGCCTACGATGCTGCAAACCTGCCTTCCTGAGTGCTTTGCGTACACGACCCCGTAAAGGAAGGCCAGGAGGTGTTCGGGATGGTTTACTCTCGATAGTAGCTCATCCCAAGTAGGCGTCGGCCCTTCTTTCAGAAGTGACAAATCAAAGTAACATAGTGAAACTTCTGTCGGATCGTTGGTAACTCCGATAGGAGGGGTAGCCAGCGTATTTATCTGGAGATTGCTTATGCAGTCAAGAACCCTAGCGAGGAATACCGAATCCCCAGCTCTGAGTACAGAGTCTTTTCTATTTGCAGCGTAGTCTATAAGTTTAAGATATTTATCTCGGTATCTTTTATATTCCTTAGCTATCTTCCCGTGTAGAAACGAGATGGATAGAGCTGAGTCAACCTTTTCGCCGGAGCCGTTTAGCATTGCCACTTCGTAGCAGTCGGACCTTAGCCTTACATAGTGGATAATAACTCCCTCAGCAGGGGAGTGATGGAAGATATATTCCCTAGCAAAGGCGGCTGCAGTTTCTTCCGCCTCTTCCAAGTCTTCGGGGGTTACTTCCCTTCGGAGTTTCTCCGCTTCCCGCTTTTCCTCCTTTTGTCTTCTTTCCTTATGCTTAGCCTTATTGACGGAGATAGTCTTTATTGCCTGTAACTGTTTGATAGTAGCCAGTCCAGATATAGGGGAGCACTCTTCGGGAGAAAGTTTCTCACGGATAGCTGCTTCACATACGTTTAACGGAAGATTCAGTGCTAAATAATCGTTGACAGTAAAACACGGTTCGGTTAAGGTCATAAAGGTTCCTTTCAGAGGGATCACTAAGTCTAACCAACTTAGCCTATTCGATTGTTGTCACCGGTCACCACGACCGGTGTCTTGTACCCCAAAAGTACAGGAGCCGACACAGAAGGTCAAGCCGGTTTTAGCCCGTAAAATTCGGGAGAATGAGTCCAGCGTTTCTCTTTCTCAATCGTTCCAGCACGTTACAGACGAAAAAACGTGTTGCGAAAATCCTACAAAAAAAAGTGAGCTGAAAAAAATGGAGAGGGAGAGTTTTTGAGAAAGAAGTATGTAAATCCGTATTTACTGGGGTGTTCAGTTTTGGGACACCTATGTGCAGCAATGACGCATACAACTATAGCGTCAAAAAACAAGGTTTCACTAGTTGGAAAAAGGCAAAATTAATTCAGGGTTTTGGCAAAAGGCCATTCTTCCACATCCAGAAGAAGGCTATAAGGGCGGCGTCGATGCTTCCTTCGGTAGCTTTGGTCTTGCTTCTGCCATCAGGGCCGGCTGGCCACATCCTGCCATAGCATTCCCTAGACTTGTCTTTAGGCTTTACATTGATAGGATCACGGCAGAACCTTTTCCAGACAGCCGAAGTCCACGTAATCGGCAGTAGTAGCTCGACCTTGGTATCAGGGTAAGCAAGCTTTACTGTAGCCAATAGTATTCCCCAGTTAGTATGCGCTGTAGCGATAGCTACCAAGCCCAAGCCGGGCAAGGCGAGAGGTACTTCTAAAACGATGATTTCCGGCTTGTAGGGCATCGCTTGTAGTGCTTGGGTAATCAAGGTAGCAGAAAGCAAGTTGAGGGGTTTGTCGGAGTTTATTTTAGCCATAGAGACCTTGCACTTGGAAAGCTCAAAGGCGTGGATCGGATTCCCCTTGTACAGGAGAACCCCGGCGCCCCGTAAGCCTGGATCAAGGCCGAGTACGTACTCAGTCATTAGAAGGTAACCGAGTGTCGATCTCGCCGAAGAGGCAAACCTCTACCGCCCGCAGTCTCTCAGATATAGCTAGAAGGGTATTTACAGCGTCGTCATGGCGTCCTTCTGCTATTAGCTTTGTAACCTCTACTAGCTTGCCAGCTAGGGCTGTAGCGCGTACTGAATTCATTCTTGTATCTCCTTATTAAAGAATGGAATTTGCTCACTGCAAGCTTCCATCACGTTGTCATCCTCCGGTAGCTCAAAGCTGGCTGACTGTGAGTAGCACACCGTCATCTGGTCGATGCATAGTTTGAAGTCAGCTTCCGTATTCGGCATGCACAGCTGGTAGAAGCTGAGGAAGATCTGTATTGCTGTAGGTATCATTTCTGCAGTCATTGCTTACCGCCTAAACTAGCTGCCAGCGCCGCCAAGGCATCGCGGTGCTTCTTCTGTGTCGGGATCACTCCCCGCATTATCCAGTTGCGGCAGGTTGGCAAGCTTAGCTTTCCACAACGCCCTTCCATCTGCAATAGTTCCCGCTCAACACCCTCTGCAATATCGTTTATCGACAAGCCACGCTCTTTCAGTAGCCTAACTGCAGCCAAGGCAGGGGCTCGATCCATTAAAGCCTCTCGGAGCTTCTTCGGGTATTTCCTAGGGTCTGAGTAAAGGCCGTCCAAGCCGTCGGGATTCGGAGTCTTGATAACTTCGTTCATACGGACCTACTTCTGATCAGGGTTCGAGGCTGGCCCATTTGATCCATGGCCTTCACCACCGTTTGTGGGGGCAAGGGCATCGCTAGCTTAGCCTTGGCATCATCTAGCCACTCTGTCAGCTGCTTGATCTGCTCTTGGTTCTTAACTAGCGTTTCCTGTGCCAGCTTCAGATCAGCTTTGTAGTCTTCAATTACCATCTGGAGCTGCTTGACAAACTGCTCCTTCTTAGTAATCAGCCCCTCAGCTATCGCTAGCTTCTCTTTACAAGCAATAAATTGCTCGGTATAGGTAAGCAGGTGGTTGCTATCCTTAGTGGGTTGTTCACTCGTGACGCACTTATCCGTTATGCCTAAGTCAGTAGCCACTTTCTCAGCTTGAACTGCATTCGTTATCGCTGCGACTAACGCCGCCGGTCTTTTCTTCGTTGCCATTATATATCTCCGTTTCCTTTGTTACTCTTCAACATAATATTCCCCTGTTAATTCTACTGCGGTAGCAGTGGTGCTGCAAGTAGTGCTAGACATAGCTTTCTCTTTAGTATAACTATACGATTCCAAGAAGTTACCCATCATGTTAGCATAGAGAGTAAGTTTCTTTTTAACCCTAGTAGTTGGCTTAACTAGAGACCATAAACAACTATGCGCCGCCCCCAGAACTGCGTCGGTGCTTGAGGATACTTCTGTCCATTCACAGCCTTTATCGCCGCAATTACACTTAGCCCAAACAGTTTTACCTGCCTTTAATGCATCGAGGATGCTTTGATTAAACGAGTAATCATACCACGTAGCCTCGACCTTCTTTGGGTAACGTAGCTTGATACCATACTTATCATCTTCAGGACTTCCGTCAACATACTTGCCGTCTTGAGTGAACCAGCGTGTAGTTTTGTTATTCTCGAACACTACGGCCCAAGGGTAGCTACCGCCGAACCAAGGATTAGCGTCAAGGGAACCCACACTGGCTTTGGCTGTTACAACACCATTACCGAATTCTTTACTGATAACTTCATCGCCTACTTTAAACATTTGGTATCTCCTTTATTCATTATAGCCCCATCTACCCTAAGCATCTCTGATAACAATTCCTCCTGAGCCTTGATATTCCGTTCGGTCATTGCTGAAGGTTTATAGAGAAGAGTTAGAATATCCCCAAGGGTTTCCAGCTTTAGATTCTTTGGCTCATCAACAGTTACCCACGTAGTCATTTTACCAGCTCCTCGAATTCTTCTTGAGTTATTATCCCAGAGGTACGTAAGAAAAACGCCTCTCTATTTTCTGGTTGTTATCATTGCTTGTACTCCTTATATTTTTATTCTTAGTAACTTATCTAACCATTTCATCATTGGAATTATTCGGCTTATGAACGCCCAAAAAAGCAGAACAACTCCACCCATAATACCTAATAACCACCCTCCTATTTCTATTTTTCTTTCAAAACTCCGTATGATCAACATTCCGACAAAACCGCATAGTAACCAGACTGAAACATAAGTTGCCATTTTTTCTCCTGTAATATTTATGATTTAATAGATAATAGGTTTTGCTACTTCGCTATAATAATTATAGGATTACTCATTTCTAAATTAGCGATTACATCTTTATTTTCCATTAAAATTTCAATAGGGGTGTAATCTATGTAGTCGCCTTCCCTAATATCGTCATTCGAAACCATAGTTATCTCCTTTGCGATATGTATGATTAAAGTATCCACACTAAACTGGGTCAACTAATAGTAGTTCTAATTCTGTTAGCAGCTCAAAGACGCAAACATAGTCGCCGTCCTTGCGCTCATTACGTTCAATACAGTCATCACCATCGCAGTATCTGGGGGATATCTAAGTAATATCTTTTCACTGTGAATCCTGACTGACGCCTTCAGCAGCTAAGTTCTTACTTCGCTCCCTAAGTATCTCTTTACGTAATGTTGGAGTGTTACCATCGACAGCAAATCTACCGCGATAATATTCTGACTGCTCTGGAGTAAACGACTTGATACCGTTGTCGCCTCTGTTGTTCTGTAAGCCTAATTCAATTCTACTAACGGGGCAGTCGGTAACATCAAAGGCTCTTCTTCTCCCTTTATCGTCCAGCAAAGCGTTAGCTCCATAGACATCTCTAGTCTGGTTAAAAGACTTCCACTTCTCAAATGTTATCTCGTGTTCGCCATTGCAGAGAGACTCGCCAGCTTCGGTAACAGCTTCTTCAACATCTGGGAGCAAACATCTACCAGGGTTCTCTAATTCGTCCAGCATTAAGTTTCCGCATTTTGTACATCTGTAATCGTGCAGCACGGCCATAATCATATCTCCTTATCTTACGCATACTAAATGACATCGTCTTCTTCTTTAAATCTTTTACATAGAAAGCAGCAGGGGCTGCAACAACCCTAACCTTTATCTTATCTATTGGGTAGCTCTGTATAAAGTTATCCGGTAACTCAGGGCGGTCAAACCTGACTATCGGCAAGTGATTAAAGCAACCTGTCCAATCTAGATACATTGGACAAGTGCTTCGGTAGCTAATTCTAGGATCGAAGTATGCCCTATCATATGCAGTAGTTCGGTCTATCTTTGGCTCTGGATAGCAGCTATCCAAGGATTCTCGCTTAGTGAGGTACACCTGCCATAGAATAAACTGCTCACCATCATCTTCTATCATGGAGTAGACTCCATAATGGTGAGGATTAGTTGAGATGTGGATAGCAGATGTACAGATCATTTATGGATTTCTCCCCACTAACCCTAGCCACTGTTTCAATTTGTACCAGAGAGACGGCTCCCATAATAGCCCTGCAGGAATGCAGTCGCTGTAGAATCTTTCATGCCAGCTCGGGCTATAAATTATCACCACCTCACCCGTAACCATGTCGGGAGATTCTACTTTTCTAGACTTTAAACATCTGTCAGAGTCAAAGAATTGCTTTCTATTATATTTACAATCTCTACATATTTTCATGCTTCTTTCTCCTCACAAATTACAGCATTGGGCAAAGTTTCACCTATAATTGACACACTCTTGTCGTTAGAAACAAAGATTATATCTCCGACCTTTGCCCAACGCTCAACACCTTTATCTGTTCTGAACAGCGGCAACCGTCTGCGTATCAGCTTCTTTTTTACTGTTTCAAGTTGTTCAGTCTTCGGCTTACTCTTCAATGCGTACATAAGATAATCACCGGATAAGTGTAGCTTATGTATGATAAACATTTCACCAAAGCGTAACGCTTCGAGCACTTCCGCCTTTTCCCACGCCATATCGGATCTACTTTCTACAGGTATTAACGGCTTGATACTTCTCATTCTAACGCCGTAATAACTATCAATTGATGTTTTAGCCAAGGCTCGTTTAGGTATCGGAGTCGCTGTCATAGCAGTATTTTACCTCTGTTTCCAGCATGATCTTGACTCTGAATTCCGTCACCAGTGATACCAATATCATCGATTATTAGTTGACTTCTACTATTAACTAGTATAGTATTACGCTTGATATTGATAGCTTTACCTTCCCAAAGCATTACGGGGAAGTCTTTAAAAGCGATATGTTCGCCTCCTGCTTCTCTTATGATAAGCACTAAGGGTTCAAGCTTTTCTAGCTGCTTCTCAGAGATTCCAAGGTATTCTATCTGTTCAGGTGCAATTGCATATGAAGGCGTTGTACCTTCATCAAACATATCGGGGAGTTTAACTGCTTCTACTAAGAGCCCGAAGAGCGGTCTGTCTTTATCAATAGAACATTCACAGGTGGTAGTAGTTGTTTCCATCCTGAAATTACGGAAGAGGTACGGGTCAAGAGAGCACAAAGCCATCGGCTCTTGTGTAGTTTTATCTCTAAGCTGTACATCATGCGTAGTAATAGTAGTCCAGCTGTCAACGTGGCACATACCTTTCTCCCTTTCATGGAAGCGGTAGGTGTGTTGAGATTGACTGGGCGGTACGGTTGGTTCTGCTATACCTTGTTCTGTCATAACAAAGTCTCCTGTTATATTGTTATTAGATCCGGAGTAGCGTCTGGTTCTGTCGGATCTGGCATTATTACCTCATCCAATACGCTTGCCTTAGCTAGTAACTGTTTTAGTGTAATCCATATCTTCTCTTCATCACTGAGATTAATGTAATGCTTTCTTCTTATCTCATACTTGGATTTGTACTGTGAGTCGTCTACAAGTCTGTGACTTGGTACCCACTTAACAGTAAGTCCCCTTGGTAAAGCTATGGGAAGTGTACAACTTCTTATCCTTATCTCCACTGCTTCCTTCCTATAAGCATAAAGCTTACCCATAACTCCCAAGTCACACTCTGAATACTTTGACAATAAACCGATGATACCTTCTGTTGCACATTGCATAAAGCTAAGCACTTCTTCTCTCGTTAGCTGTAGCTTAGCCTGTAGCTCATGAAACCTCTTATGTACTGCAACCGCGCCACTGGTATAAATGGGATCACGGTAAATGGTCTGAGGATCCAAGGCTGTAGTAGTCCCGCTTCCTCCTGGCTTGAATGCATAGCCGACAGGGTGACGCATTGCTGCGCTCTGACCGCCTGAAGCGTTTCTGATTCTCTTCTCTTCTAGTATCGCCCTCTTTTCTATGTCAGCAGGTAACGGCATTGAATCGAGAACCGCTTCTCTGCTCAGTTCGTCAAAGCCAATCTTCTCTTCTTTGCCTGTAATGGAATTAACTGATTTAAGAGCCAAGGCGGTGGCTTCAGCGACAACGAAGTCATAGCTGCGTACTGCTTCACTAAACAACGTCCTTGTCGCTGTAACGTCTAAATCTACGGTATGTGAGGCGTGTCTAACTATCTCCAAGGTATCGTCTGAGGTCTTAACGTAGGCAATCTTGTCTTGGATGTTGAAAGTTAGCAGATTGAAGAGCCTTAGCTCACCGTCAACGGTTATCATTTCAAACAAAACATCTGTGAAAGAATGTATGAAGGCTGCAGCTATCGCTTCAGATAGGAACTTTCTACTCTCCATGAACCGACACAGCTTCTTATAGGTTTGATAATCAGCCAGGGAGAACCTCCTCTTCTTTGTAAACGTAGCCAGTGTTCGGAAGAAACGGGTCAAACGTCGTAGCCTTGCCCTTTAACGCTTCACTGTCGGAAGGTAGTACAAGGTAGGCGTCGGCTCTCTTATGGCGTTTCGCTAGACGTATCAAATCCTTCTCCATATTCGCTAGCTCACCATAACTAATCGGATAAACTAGCTTGGTTAGATAATACTCTTCGATTGGAATAACTCTATTGGATTCTACAAGTTTAACCAGTAACGTCTGCCGCATAACTGCCCTCTTCTCTAACGTCTGCCGTCTATCACTGCGCTTCTAGCTGAGCATAGCTTCATGGGTCATAATAATGTTTAGGTAGTTTCCTTGGAAAGATACCACTGCCTTATTAATGTTTCGGTCAGTATTTGTTAGTTGTAGCTGGTAATCCTTTCGGATCTTTCCTTCTACATGCACAACGTCGTTGACTTTTATCTTGCCCGTTTCAGCTAACGACAAGACGCTTCCCTGTAAAGTTACGGGAAATACATCGTCGTCATTGTCGATTTGAATATAAATAATACCCGTCTTGAACCCGCTAGAATTGGCTAAGTCTGCTAGGTCGATACCTACAATTGATCCGGTAATGCTGAATCTAGAAATCATTGGTTGCTCTCTTCTCTAGGTGCGTTTGCTTGTTTTCGTCTGTTGCCCGTTTCGTCTGTTCTAGGATCTTAGCATTACTTTTCTTCTTAGCAAGGGTCAGAGCATAATCCCGTCTATTGAGTAGTAGTACTCTTCTTCAGTCTCGGCGCATAACTCCATTGCTTCAGCAAAGGTCATCCGGAAGTTGCCCGCCTTTCTCTCTTCATCCGCACTAGGATCAAGATAGCTTTCGTAATTAATGAGGTAATCGTTTAGGTAATTAGTCGCGGCAAACATCTTTGCCGACTGGGATAGCTGCGAAAAGATATAACGCTTTCCATTATAAACGCCCCGTTCCCTCTTATCTGCATAGTACTTTGCGTACTCCAGAACTCCATTAACTTCTGAAACAAGGGTAATGGATGAAGGAAAGTAGTCGGCTTTGTACTTAGCTTCTACCAGCTTGAGACTTGGAATAGGCAAGATTGCTTGGCCTATTTTGGCTTGCTTCGGTAATGGTAAATTCATTTTAGTATCTCCATAATAGTCTGTGTATCGTTATTAAGGTCATAGCACTTACGGCATTGTAAACAGTTTCCGTGACAGTTAGGAGCTAGTCCCATTGCTTCGAATTGTTTAGCGACGTCTTTGGTGAACACTGAAAACGTCTTGTCATAATGCTGGTTAGGTAGCGCTTCAATTGTGTTTAGCTTTGTTGAGCTGTGAATAAGGATAAGATTATAAGGTTTTGGCATGTTGCGAGTCGAAGCGTCAAAAGCCTTTGCTACCAGCTTCGGGCGTTTAGTCCACAAAGCAAACGTCGTGTATGGGTTGTAAAGAGCTATCATTGCTAAGTTTTCCAAGTGCAAGGTGTTGTGTAGCTCACCATAACTATGGAAGCGGAAGTACCTGGCGTTAATGATCGGAATTTCCCTTTCCTTAATAACTCTTTTTGTCAGAAATAGGTTTTTATCAAAGGCTTGTTGAAGGTTAGTCCTGAATCCCTCATAACGTTTAGCATAGCAATGGCTGCAAACTGTGTTGGGTTTGAGCTGTTGCTTACGACAAAAAGGGTTTGTAGTAGTAGTTGAAGTATTAATCGAGTTAATCCCTTCTAACTTACCTGTACCGATGGATATGTGTACTGTATTTGATGTTAAGATATCAGTAATTTGTTATACTCCCCATGCAGTATAGACAGTAAATCGTGGATAGTTGCGTATTTTACTATCTCTGTTTGCTGTATGTTCTCGGAATTTATATTGGATATTGTCTCTCTGTAATGCATTTATTAAAGTCATTGCATCTTGATCCTCTTCTAAGAAGGCGAATCCTTTATCTGTTTTCGGGTCTTTTCTATCGATAAAACTAAACGTAGTAATCAGTCTAACGATGTTTAGTTGTTTCAATAGTGACAATGGAGCCTTTATCCAACCATGGCCGGGATCGTTGTAAACGTCTAAAGTAATAACTTTTATTGTTTTCATACCTGTGCCTCACTTTCTGCTAAAAGTTTGAGTCTCTTTTTTGCCTCAAGTATTCTGCAACCGCTAAAAGAAAAGAAGTATTCTCCGCCTTTATACGCTTCTATTTTAATCTCGTTTCGGATGTTCTTTCTGATAAAGGTTATGGCTTTATCGTGTAGGTCAAACACATAACTGCAATGAAGTGTCGACTTTCCTCGGGTTGCGCCGATGCTTTGTGAATTGCTGTATTCTATAAACTCTTCAAAAATGTTTACTTCTATCATGACTGTCTCGCATTCTGTATATGTTGTAGTTCGTCTCTGTCTGTTAATCCGTAATCTGCGTAATCTGCGTAATCTGCGTAATCTGCGTAATCTGCGTAATCTGCGTAATCTGCGTAATCTGCTCTCTTCTTCTCCGTAATCTGCTCTCTTCTTCTCCGTAATCTGCTCTCTTCTTCTTAACTATCTTGCACGCGTGCCTGTGTGTACATACGTGCACGCGGGCGCATGTGCGCGTGTATGCGAGAGTCAATACCATATCAATGCTATTGGCGGTATCGCTGCCTTATCAAGGTATACTCATGTAAGTTATATTGCCAGTAGTGTAAGTATTAGTGTGGTGAGTAGCGTGGTAATGATAGTACCGACGCCAATGACCAGTATCGTATCGGGTGGAAAGCGTTTAGCTATATCACTAGTAAAGCATTGTTGTTTGTTACGTTTAGGCCATATCTTTGTTGTATAAATCATGACTGTCTTTCCCTTTCAATTCAGCACCAAGGTTATCTACACTTCTTAGCATCGTTAAGTCTATGGTTATAGTGTTGTTTATGTTCTCTAGGACTAGCTTGCCGGGTTATAAATATAGGTTGGCTTGCTAAGCTGGCTTGCCTTTGTTTGTATGCTTTAAATTGCTTACTTGGAACATAGGTATTAGCTACAGGTTCTTGCGTAGCTATAGGTTCTTGCGTAGCTATAGGTTCTTGCGTAGCTATAGGTTCTTGCGTAGCTATAGGTTCTTGCGTAGCTATAGGTTCTTGCGTAGCTATAGGTTCTTGCCTTTGAATCGGAACACTATTATCAAAGTCAATATCCCCACAAGAAACAAGGCATAGCGTAGTCAATAGCGTAGCTAGTTTTCTATTTGTGTGGCAACAAGGCAATAGCTTACTGTGTAATTTTCTTATATCGGAAGCTTCGTCATATGCGTACTCAACGACATCGGAGTTGCACATATCCCTTAAAAACAGAACACTGGTAAACACTTGGAGTCTTTTTCGTAGCTGTAACATTGTATCGGCCTTTCCGCACCCGCAGGCGCTAGTTAGAATTCGCCTTTCCTGTATAGAACAGAAGTTTTTGGCCGTCAAGTTTCAACCACTAAAATCTTTTAATATCAATCAAGTCAACGAGTTATAAAAAGGGGAGAGTTTTGGGGGTAAAATTTTATAATTAAAAACTTCAATAAATTCGATACGTTAGTGCCTGTTTTTGGTTGAATTGGTGAAAATGAAAGTGTTAAGCACCTAAAACAATTGCAGTATTTGGGGGTTTAACGCCCTGGACAAAACGTTTTCGATAAAAAAGTTTTCCGCCCCGATAGGTAGAATTTTGAGGCGCCAGAAGCCGTGTTTCAGAGGCTACAAGGTCGATGGATCGAAGAGGTCGATATATCGTATATAACCCGCGATACTTGTAGCCACGGGGTTGACTGATTGGCTGGTAAGCGGGGCTGGGTTTAGTCGATTTAGTCGATTTAGCGTGGTATAAACTAAGCAATAACGCCGATAAGCCGTTACCGATCTTCAAAGGCCGACTTTTGATTATCGGCAAAGGCCTATCAGCCATTACCGATAATCAAAGGCCGATAAACGGGGGGCGATTAACACGTTGAATTTAACCAAAGCCCCAACCGCCCCTGACCGTACATCATGTGCCGACAAGCAAGCTGTCATATATCACTGTACCTATAGACTTCTGCTGTATATCACTATACTATACGCTAACATGTTACATGCTATTACTACGATACGTACCACCAGTCAGTAGGCACCGGCCGTGACCCCGATGTGGGGCTGGCGGCACCCTGGGGAGGGATTCGAACCAGGCGTGTGAAACGCCTCTGCCTTTTCCGGCCTATTAAATTTGACCCGTCACTCGTTTCGGCCCTGGCTAAAAAGTCCCGTCACTCTTTTCCGTCCTATTAAATTGAACGTCTACAAAACTTGCTAGTATTATCAGCATGTTACACCCCCCACCCCCCGCCTATACGCTTTTCGGGCTTATTAGTACTTAAAAGAGGTTAACCGTGTTTTGAGAAGTTTCCTAAGTAAAATCAGTACCTTTTAAAGTGAAAGGCCGTGGTTGCCGCGTATTTGTCGTTGATGTCTTTATAGCTTCTTACGAATTAAAACGCACAGTGAGGCTTAAAACGACTCTAATTCTATTCATGTTTTAAGCCGTTTCCTGCCTTCAGGGGTACGTATATAGCCTATAGAGATTTAAACTCCTCAGAAGGGCTTAAAACGACTCTAATGTTAGGAGCGTTTTAAGCGTCACTGTGCGTTTTAAATTCATAGGGGATATGTTTGTACCTACTAAAACGAATCTATAAGGAAGTTATCGTCGTATACAACTTGATTCAAGCTCCGGTAGCCTTTGACTGATCAGCCAGTCAAGTCTGTAAGAGACTTTATTGGGCTATAACGCACTATAAGTTGCTATAACTTTGTTACTTCAGAATCCGTCCTTTTAGTCCTACTTTCAGTGACTCTTTTAAGAACATTTCTGCCAGTGGGGATAAGCGAGTTAACGTGTTTCCGCGCTCAATGGACTTTACAATCTTTGACATGAAGTTTCCGGTGTCATCTACTGGAACGTATCTGGGAATTGTAATAATTCCAAGCTTGATCAAGCGTAAGAGCCGTTCGCAATAAGCTTCGCCGTCTAGTAAGGGAACATTTGTAGCTCCCATAATGTGTTCAATTTTATCAATCTTGCGACGATACTTTGGAACCAGTTGACCGGAACCGTAGAATTCTTTTATGATGACAGTGTAGTAAGGGGAAATTACCTTAAACTTTATCTCAACTATCATAGCCTTTTTAGACTTAGTTCTTCCGTCTAAAGGGTTGTAATTTACTATGTCTCCAAGTCTCCAGGGACAGGAGGTTATTGCAATTTCCATTTCAGCCGTTGCAACCATTTCCCTGAAAATAAGCATTTGCTTCAGGTACCGTTCTCGGTCGAAGAATAGTTGCTGGGTAGAGTTGTTAAAATACTCTGGCTTTTCCAGTCTAAAGATAGCTGGGATGTCTTCGATAGTTTTTATATCTTTGGCATTTTGTATTTCAGTGACTTTAGTACGTTTAACGTGCTTTGACTTTTCTCTAGTTTTGCGCCAAGCGGCTAGAGCCTTACCTTGTTCACCTCTTTCAAGTTCAGCCTTCTCTGTCTCTGACATAACTCCTTCTCCCTTTAAGAATTTCTGAACGTAACTTTCTCATCACGATAATACCTTTAAACTTACCGCCTTCTCTGAGCATTTCCGTATAAGAAAGCTTTCGAGGCTTCCGCATTCCTTTAGGGATCTCGCATCCACAGTGTTCACATTTTACCTTAAGAGCTTTTCTATTACGTTTCTTTTTGTTCAGATATAACGTAGAGGGAAGCTTACCTTTATTGTCGTTATAGTTTGTGTATTTACGCTTGGGTAAAAGTCTAGCCTCCCTCAACTTCACCAAAGTATAAATATCCTTACCCGAATAGCTTGCCACTTTTCTATGTACAGTTCTATTACCTGTGACAAATGGAAGCACGACAAATTCTTTGGGTAGTTTAGCCAGTAGCAATCTAACCGACCCTTTACCCGCTAACATTTCGTCCAAGTCTTTGGCGAAGTAAAAGTTCTCCTCCTTTACTCCCGCCTCTATCAAAGCTTTTTCAGTAAGTTTAAGTGATTTATTAAGTGGGGTTTCTCTACGCTTTATATCTAGGTACCTTTTACAAGTCTTTCTACTTAACCTACGTTTCTTCGGAAAGTTTATCTTGTCTTTAGCGAGCAGCCCGCCACCGTGTTTTATTGTGAATGCCATTTACAATTCCTCCTTACTCCTAAAGCCATTACCTTGTCTCCATCTTAACCTTATAGAATCACATCTTGTATCGACGTTGTGGTTGACAACATAAAAGTTATACAATATACATCAGAAGTTGTCTAGCTGCCTTGGTTGACAAGGGTAGTGACTTATCAAGGAGAAAAGAGATGTTCGTTGTAGATGCAAAAGATATTAGAGAAGAGGTTTTGGCAGTAAAGTCTGTATTTCATCCAGAGCTTTACCCTGCTGAATGTAAACTTATTGACGGCTTTGTAACTCAGATACTTCAGAAAAGCTTCTGGGTTCCGGAGCATGAGGACGCTAACAAAGCTTGCGTCGATAGATTGCTGCAGGTTCGCGGTGAGAAGGGAGCAACTGATGGCGCTAGCTAAAACTTTACTAAAGCCTTCAGAAATTATTGAGTCTAAACTTTATCTAAAGGCGATACTTACTCACTTTGACATTAAAAACTTGGCGCTACAGCTAGGGTACTCCCGCGCAACGGTACACTACTGGATAAATAATGAACGGAATCTAAGTCTTGAGTCCTTGGAGAATATGAGAGCTTTATGCCAGAGAACTTTATCCGAAAAAGAGTTAGAGAATATTGCTATTAGAAGGCAAGATCATAGAAGGTTTATTCCAAAGACTGTAATAAAAAGACTCTCCGAAATTACCCAAACTTCCTATTGAACTTCGCTGATGCCGACGGCTTTTTAGCCGCTTTCTCTCTAGCCTTATTAGAATCCGAAGTATTCTGCGCCCGAGTTCCAATAGTAAAAGGATCGCCGCCGTGGCCTACATGACTTCCGCCAGTTTTATGCATTGCGACAACATTATAGCCGGGATCTTTTCCTAATTTCTGCATCATTTTCTCACGTTCAACGGTAACAACTTTAGGCTCGCCGCTATCGTATTTAGCTATTTTACTTCTCACGTTATGGTAAGCAACGCCGCCTCCGCGAGTAGCGAATGTTGGGCCTTTGCCGTGATCTTGGGTTTTTGTTGGAGACGGGTCGCGGAGTTTAGGGTGAGAATGCTGCGCCATTGGAGACTTTAACACGGGTAGTTTCATCTTGGATTCTTTAAAGTCTTTGCCGGTGATGTAAGTGTCATCATCGTTGTCTTCCCACTTGCTTACGACCTTACGTTTCTTGTCGTCGTCCTCAGTATTTCCGGGATTATGTTTAGCTACAAGCTTGCGCATGTTTAACGAAGTTCCAGCTTTGGTTATTCTCGGTTGAATCATTTGCTGCTCCATTTAATAGAGGAGTTTAGTGTTCCGCCCGTAAGGGTGTAGAGCAATTTAAAGTAATTTGCCTGTATATTATTTACTGTGTAGAGATAGTCTGTCGAAGTTGTTAATGTTACAGTAGCTCCGCCGAATCCAGCAGGAACTTCTGAGTAAGTAACATCGTCAATCGACCAGTAAATTTTCACAGTTCCGCCAGCTGCAGCGAAAGCGGTTAAAGTATGCGTTCCAACGCCTGAAGAAGTAATCTCTAAAGCTGTTCCCGCGAGAGCATTAGCCAGAGAACTTGCCAGCTTAATTACAGATGCAGATATGTAGATAGCGAAGTATGTTCCAGCAGGTAATCCGCCTGGCTCAGTTCCGCCAGTAGTGAGAGCAACCTTATTTCCAGTAGATAATCCGTGAGCCAGTATAGTTATTTGGTTAGGATTAGGCTCAGTTTTTAATGTAAAGTCGTTATTGGCTCCGCCCATAATGGTAGTAGCAGCGTGAATCGTTTGAACCACTGCATCTTGTCCAGCTGCAATTGCTACGGTCATAATACCGAGAGCCGTTGCATCTGCATCCCAAGCAGTTTTTATCATAGTTGCTGTAGAGCCAGTTACGGCTGTTGGATCCATATGTACTTGAATTCCGCTTCCAAGTATCGAGATAGTTTCAGCTCCGGAAGTTCCGTCGCCAACGAATTCTATTGTGTAAAGTGGCGATCTGATGCCGATTTCTACTTCAGTAAAATCAAGATCTCCAACAGAACCTGCAGCGTAAAGTCCGGAGTCAAAGCTAACAGCAGCAGGGGCAGCTAAAGTCCAAGCAGCTTGAACCCCGATTCCAACATTAGCGGCTGAAATGGGCATAGCTTCAGAGTAAGTTGTGTAAGGAATATTTGTAACACTTAATGTCTTAATAGGTGCTGGTAAATCTGTCATGTTTCCTCCGGATTAGTTTAAACAGAGCAGCGCCCAAAACAGACGGCCTAATAAAACAGCCGCCAGAGAGGAGGCCCCCCGAGAAGAGATGGCTCGGAGGATGATGTAGTTACGTTGCTCACGAATTGATTATACCATTACTTTGGCAATTTGATAGACAGGAGGTAATTTACAAGCCAGATAAAAGCTTTATAAAATTTATTGCTGGTGACGTTGATGATAAACTCATCATCTTTCTTTGTCTTTGTCATAGCAACGATTGCTAAAACAATCTCCGTTGCAGGTTTGAATATAGTTCGGCAAGCTCCGACTATCATCAGGAATGAAGCCACGAAAGTCCCGAAGTTCTCAATGAAGAACTTAACCACGTTATCCAGAGAGCTAGTATCCATAAATTACCCCTTTACATTGTTGCACACTTCTGTATTCTATCTCAGTATTAAGCAACAACACAAGGGGGGGTCCAATATGGAACGGGACAATGTAAAGTATTTCAAAGTTGACGGTAGATTTGTTCGAGCATTACATGACTATATTGTAGCAAGACCTTTTAAAGAAGTAGCTAACTTAGTCGGCGGCTTTGGTGAAATAACTGAAATATTCGAAGATACTGCAGAGGTTAGCCGTCCATTGGCGGCCGTTCCCGATGAAGGTACAGCCCACTGTTAAGGAGACGTTTATGCCTGTTCATACTTTAACATTTGATCTTCCGGATGAACGGGAAGAACTGGAAACAGTTTTAAATGCTGGTAAGATGTCTGCAGCATTGAATGACTTCTCAAGTTATTTACGTTCAGAGTGGAAGTATTCTGAGCCGAGCAAATGGCCTGATCTTGAAAAGATCAGAGATAAGTTTCACGAAATCTGCGCCGAACGCGGTGTAGAGCCGTAAAGGAGTTTTCATGTCAGATGAAGAAAAGGATAAGATTCTAAAGCTACTTGAAAAAGCTATGGACTCTTACGCTGATAATGAAACGCTTGAGGCGGAAGGCTATATGGAAGAGGCGATAGCTTTGATTGAGGATCTATAGGCCGAGGGCGTTGTGTCTGCAGAGCCTTTTCTATAATAAATGCATAAACGTAGTGATTGACGCATTTAAGATTAGCATTAGTAAAAATTCTCGTTCATTCAACGCCACTTAATATTATCATAATTCTATACGGAATACTTGCCACTGTCCTAAATCCGTGACATCTTATTACAAACAACAATAACTCATTCGAGGAAACTATGTACACAGCGTACGTTCATAATCCTAGCGACTATGAGCCGAAGGGATTCTCATTTCCTGACATAGTTACAGCATGTAGATTCTGTATCCCATTGATAAGGCGTAATGTAATCGTAACTATCGCTGTAGATTCCTCTCCTAACGAGTGTCTTTATGACAGCACCCTTTACCCATTGATAAAAGAAGCGCGTCGGGCGTTACAAATTATGCGGGATAAGTCGATTTACATGCACTAACTATGTTATAATCGTCGTATGGCCGAAGCTATTTTGTGAGGGATTTAATGGAAGAATTCAAACTGTTATTAAATCACCTTATGATAAAGGTAGACAGGCTAGATAGCAAAATTCAAGAGAATAACATCATTTTAGCCCGTAATACAGTTTCCCTCGAAGAGCATAAAAGAAGAACTGATATTGCAGAATCAGTACAGAAAGAGTGTCGCGCCACATGTGATATAAACCGAGAAGAAGTGGCGGAGTCTTTGGCAGAAATTAAGTTTTACTTTAAAGCATCGGCAGCGGTAACTGGATTTGTTGTTGGGGTTATCGGAATTCTAGCAGGAATAGCACAGATTAAATCGGTCTGGTTCTAAGGCATTCTGAGGAAGAAGCGAGTTGTTCCACAGTTACCGTTTTTCAAGTATCTTTCTACTAATCCAACCTGTTGATTATGCAAAACTAGAGCAATATCTTCGGATTTTCTACTGACGAAGCAGAAAACATGATCGATATTTGTATCGCTAGGGCCACTTACGCAAATATCGCCCAATTGCAGCTTAGATAAATCAGTAAATTTAACATAGTGTAGCGTCTGCATTGCATAAGTCACAAAGTGGTCAACGTTTATCGAAGGCGTTGATCCCAACACTGGAAACGGGAGTCCTGCTAACTTTAATGCAGAAGTTTGATGTGCTACACATGAGTTTTTTATTGCATTTGGAGAATATTTTGGAGTAAACCACCGTTCAACTTCTTTTCTAACTTCACCATAGTTGTTCTGGAAGTAATTAACAAAGACTTCTGCTGACGACTTCAACGAAGTCTTGGGAATCTCCCCGTATTTAGCCGGAAGCTCACAGAAAATTACTCTGGCTCTTGGAGCGCCAGCAGCGAGCGAAGATCTGTAGAACATTTCAATGCTACCATTTGTATCTAGATAACAAACGCATTTGCCGTTAGCGTCAAACCCGCGAGCGTCGGAGAAATCTGCAACGTTTATCCGCCATTCTATAATCTCCCGCTCGTTTTTAGGTATCGTAGTAGGAGGTAAATGGCTAGTATCATTGCTACTTGTAGATAAGTCTGCACTTATTTCTCCAATGTTGATTAGTGTTTTCAACATTGTAACACAGCCACACCGATTACTAACAGCGGTGGCGTCCCAAACGTGATCGGCGACGTAACGTCCCGGCTTCTGTACCGAAGTTCCTGCCCATACATATGGTGAAGGAACGTTATGTGGCTCATAGCCGAAACCGTTAAATTTCTCAAATAAATACAGTATCTTAGCGATCGACCAGTCTTTATTTTCTGATAATTTATCGTAGTTTAGTGCGTCAATACAGGATTCTTCCCATGTAAAAGGAGGATTACCCGCTACTGGCCTTCCAGCAGGAACTTGTACTGTTCTGGCTTTTAACGGATCTCCGTTGTGCATGTGACGATCCCAATTACAGTCGGATTCCATCTGATGAATGCAGGCAATGACGTACCAAGGAACATTAGTTGCAACGGAAGCAGCCATATAACGCTTTTTATTCTTGATAAAAGCTAAGCAGTTCTTCTTTGCCGTAGCTTCTTTACAGGGAATAATATAAGCATTCTTCCACAGAGCTAAAATATCCGCTTTCTTTTCCTCGGTATACTGGCTCATATCTTCCCCCTTAATTCATTGAATCTGGCATCAAGTCTAGCTCTTGCCTCGGCATCTTTGACGCCAAGATCGGAGCTATCGGCGACTCCGGAAGAAATATTATGGATAGTGTCGAGCCATTGCTTGTTTAATTCTTCTCTTTTAGCTTCATTCTTTATATATTTATTGAGGAACCACAGTCCTATCTTAGCTAATAACGGAAGAAATATGGGCATGGCTACTCCAATGGTGCGAGCGGTCTCACGGTGTGGTTAATAGGGGTGGAGAAAGCCCGCAGAAATCCCCAACCATTCTTTAATCGCATGTTAACAGCACACGGGTTTATTTTATAGAGGAACGACCACTCCGCTAAACATTTTGTCTCCCCCTGATAAGTTATAAATTTTGTATTACTTTTATTTCTACTATTCTCTATAATTGAAGACCATTTACAATTTTCTTTTGAATACCCTTTATTATTATCTATTCTATCTAACCTCTTCAGATTACCTTTACTATCTAAGGTAATTTCTCCCATGTCTGTATAGAAATTATCAAACTTAAGCCAACTGTCGCATACCGATATTCCCCGTTTACCATACCATTTATAGTGACTATTATTAGAATCGGTACATCTTTTTATCATATTATACCACACGTAGTATACCTTAGTTCCCCCTTTTCCATGTGTTCTATGCCAGTCTGGACCATGACACCCGCAAGACTTAGACCTATTCCCAACTAATTGTGTATAGGCTACTTTTTTAATTGTGCCGCATTCACAAATACAGGTATAAAAGTATGACCTTTTAATTTTCTCTCGTGGGAGGTTACAGGTAGTCCAGTACCCGAATACTGTCATAGGAGGTAATACTTTAGCAGGAGCAGGCATCGCTTTTCCTTTCAAACGAAATTTTAGAAACTTCGCTCGACCTTGCGCAAGGAAAAGCGACTATTCAATCTATCACACTTATTCGAGAGGGGCCAAACTTCTCGTGGTATGTCGATGATACGCCCCCGACTTTAGCCCGCGAAACAAGTATCCAGATTCTACTGTTCCCATGTAGTAAGTGCAAATGGCTCCGTCACAAACGATTGGGCTTGCGTCCTTCAACGGCTCAGCTATCACAGGCTCGTCAAAAACTATTCGGGTAATATCGCGGGAAGCGACCTGACAGACTGAAGCGCCGCCAACGCGCAGAGACTTTCGGTTGCACGTAACCCACGCTGGCAAGGTAACTTCTTCACCATAGAAATCTATGATTCCAAGTGACATTGGTTGCTCTTTAGATGCAATAAATATCTTCATTATGCAGCGATCCTTCGTATCTTCTACGAAGTGAATTGGGTCATAGGTAAAAGAAAAGGGAGCTACCGGATTTATAAATTCTGGGTGTCCAGCGCAGGTTGCGAAGACAATTCTTTCCGCCGTCTTGGGCAGAGTAGGCTTTATTATCTGAGTTTTCTTTCTAGGAATCGCAGCCATGCCAACATAATTAAGACCGTCTACGTTAAAAGCCAAAGTAGCCTCATTGGAAAACGTCTTAACTTCCTGCAATTGGGAAGCATTGCAACCTACTAAAACCAGTAAAATTAGTATAAGTGACTTCATATGACGTCAAATCTCCGATTCATTTTACAACGCTTTACAACGCTGCAATTTCTGCATCTCTTGTCACGATCCTTTGAAATCTCCAAGCTGCAAACATGCGTGCTGCTGCCATTCTTGGAGTAATCCAAAATGCCACTTCCTCCAAAGTTGGGAACATCATTGGCACATACATCGCAGGATTTGCCTCAATATCACTCCAACTTTGCTGCGTCGCAAGTGCTGCACTTTGGTTCTTTGTCCCATAAACTGCAAACTGCTGAGCTTCAATATCTGCATCGCACTGTGCTCTTGCTGCAGATATCTGTGCATCTTTTGCTGCTTGGGCCATAGCAGCTTGATCTTCTATGATAACAATACTTCCTTCGACTTCAATAGCTTTTAAATAGTTTACGTTATATCCATCTTGCATTTCAACTGAATAAAATATCTCAGAATCAAATCCAGCATAAGGTAGTTCAAATACTTGAACAACTTTTAAATCAGACTTATTTACCAATGCCCACATAACAACTCCTTAAATAAAATATGATCCAGAAATAACATGAGCCACATTAGCAGTATCATTTGTGCAATACCACGAGGCCGTTGCTGCTGCCGCTGCTGCTGTTATTCTCCCAATATTAGTTGCAGAAGAAATAACGCCGTTAATATTGGTTGTTTTAGCTGCTATTGGTAGAGTAAAAGTTACAGTACTCGCAGTTGGGCCAGCCGCTGTTACGTCAATTGTTGCGTTAAATTCAAAGTGACAGATGCCATTTGCAACTCTATATTTTGCGCCGCTTGCTGTGCCTACCGCTGCAACGTTTGTGCCGGCTGTAATTGCCGGAAGCCATGTTGTAGCAGGGTCATTCTGACTTGGAAATTGAGCCAAAGCATTTGTTACTGTGCCATGTAGTTTATTTGTAGACGAATCCTGCCAAGTTCCTTCGCCAATCCCCTCCGGCTCAAGGCCTAGGACGCAGCCGAGTGGAATTAGTTTAGAAGCATTTGTCCATTTTGTTGGTGTCGTTGCAATACAAGTCCACTCTGCCCCGTCTACGTTAGCAGATGCTCCGGTGCTTGAAACATTTGTAAAATCATCGTCAGTTATCCAGTCTACTGTACGGTATCTTTTGCCTATTGTTAAAGTGCCAGATGTTTGTTGAGTCATCGACCCGCCAACATCCTCCCAGTCCAACTTAGCACCTGCGCTGTAGCGTTGTACTTTTGTAAATGCAGCATAATTTAATAGACCTGCTCTATAGATATGTCCTACAATATTCACATTAGCTGCCGGGTATCCTGTAGTAAAAACAGGAGTACCTGATATATCTGTAGCAGCTAATCCCGGAAATGTGCCGAGAACACCGTTTAAATATGGGTATATTACGCCATTTTGCCTAATTACTATTATGGAGGCATATTGTTCTACAGGTACTGTAATGCTCGTAGATGCAGTGCTTCCACCCAATTGCACTCTTAATACGGAGGTGTTAGTTACTTGCAAAGCAACGCCGTTGGCACCTGCGAAATTTTGAAGTAAGTAGCGAGTATCCACGCTTTGTTGCGTTATCATTCCTTCCCAAATCATAGTAAAATCGCCTAGTCCTAATGCAAGATTAGCACTTGCTAACGTGCTGACGTAGCTCGACCCATTAAGATAATAACTCGGCTTATCCGCTGCGGCGTCCTGAATGTTCTGTAAGTCTGCAAATGTGCCTGACCTATCTTGATGCTTAACTACCCTGTCTGCTGTTAAAGTCTCATTCTGTACAGTAGCGCCATAGGTATCTGCTGTTAGATTCTTGACTTTTATTTTGTCGCCAAATGTTTGTAGACCAGCTAGTGTCTGAGTCTCTGTTATCTGTGCTACAGTTACACTTGCTGCTGTTACAGCTGGCAGGATAAATGTTTTATCCCCACCAAATGTTGCGTTCTCTACAGTAGCAGCGTATGTATCTGCTGATGTATTTTTTACTTTCAATTTGCTTTTCACAAAAAACGGTGATGTTGCCATAACTATTCCTTCACTATCAGAATATTAATAAATAAACCCATCTGCTCTTGTCTTATAAGTCCCGGTTATTCCTGTAACTGTAACTATTCCAGTAGCGTCCGCTATAGTAATAGTTGCACCTAAATCAGTTCCAGCTAAAGATATAATAGAAGCCCTCCATGTTATATTGTCAATTTCAGCTTCTATTTGTATCTTCTCTCCATTAACTGTTCCAGACCTATTAAGGTTGACTAGTAGAGAATACCCTTGACAGGCTACTCCTGCTGTCGCGACTGTTGGAGGAGTAAATACTACATCAGCACCGCCTGTTAATACTCCACTTGCCCACTGATGGCCTACACAAACCCACCCACAAGTCCTATAAGTCTCATGCATATTTAGCTGAGTGTTAAACCTTATCATACCAATAGTTGCTGTTTCTGCAGGGCGAGCTGTGCCTCCTGGCCTATTCGCCGTGTCACCGTAAGCGAGGATCTGGGCATTTGCTCCATCATATCTAAGCGCGCCAAGCTCATCAAACCCAACCAATGCGTACTTCTTTGCAACATTAGCATGAATTATAGCAAGCTCAGCCTCAGTTGTAGCAGATTCTGTGAGGTTAAATCCCCCAGCTCCGTCTGCCTGTGACACAATAACCTTGCCCGCACTTGTGGCTTCTAGAGCAAGTAACTGATGCTGTGTAAGGGTATTCCTGTTGCTTAACGTCTGATGATTTGATGGAGAAACAGCGGCAGCAATTGTAGTCTTTGCACTACCTATAATTGTTGTCACAGTTTCTATTGCCGTACGCCCGTTACCAGCCGTGGAGTCGCATTTTAATGTTACTTGCGCAAAGACAAATATCTCAGCCAAGTCTGTTAATAATGTGCCTAAACTCATCTGAGCAAAAGTCTCAGACAATGCAGTACCGCTTGAGGTCGGAAATGTCTGTCCAGGTATGATTATGTACCTAAACAATCCAGCAGTTCCGTTTGGTACAGCGCATACCCACATATTTAGTCTATTAGAAGTTCCTGTTGCAGGAGCTGTTGTCCATCCTGTCCCGCCTCCAGCATCGTAATTTCGTCTCATGAGTAAACTTGGTGCCGTTCTCAAAAATGGGACAGTATGAGTAGTCAACCAAGTCCATGTTCCAGCGACTCCAGAGCGTTGTAAAATGGTGTAAGGGCCGCCATCTGCCAACGCGCTTAAAGTGTGATGTAAATCCTCGTCATCCAAAACGCCTTGAGGAATGCTGTATGTTAAATCAGCATCAGTAATTCCTGCTCCCGTTGTTATTGCGTAGTCAGCAAGCACCACTGGCGCACTTAGCGTTGCGCCAATTTTCTCGTGAAGTTCTTGATGAGTTTGCCATTGCATTAGGTCATGGCATTCTTTAACGAAGAACCCTGCTGGGGTCTGTGTTGTATTATAAATAACTTTTGCTACTTGTACCTTGTCAAAAGTCCATACCGTTCCTGCCCATACAAAATTTCCACCAGTAAACGTCATCCAGTAACTGCCTGTTGCGTTTGTGTGTGCTGTTGTAATAAACGGGGCTAAGTTAGTCGCAGGTATAGAGTACAGCCTTCTATTTTCAGCTATTTCTATTACTCCCGTAGAGCTGTACATGGTTATTTTTTGAGTAGTGTCGTCATATGACATCGTGATAGTGCCTGGCGCGACAAACCCACTAGGGTCTTTCATCATTGATGCAAGTTTATAGTCTATTGATTGTGTAATGCTTCCCATAATTCATCTCTCCTTAAACAAACGAACATACAGAAAGTTTACCGGTAATCACATTTTCATCGCTAGTTACGCTTATTCTTGTAGTAGCAATAAGCATCTTATCCAATTCTGCAGCTCCCCCAGGAGGTATCTGACAGAATATTGTCTCTGTACCTGCTGCGCCGTTGGCTAATTGTAGCCAGCTTCCCGTTGTATTTGCAAACTGCCATCTCACAGCTTTATTTGTTATTGCCGCAATTACTGTAGTGTAAAGAGTTGCTACGATTGCTGTTGCTGCAAAATTATGTAGAACTGCTGTATTAGCCCTAACATATTCCGGCTTAGCCGCCGCCGCAACTGCAACCGCTACTGCATTTACTGCTGTCGTAGTCAAATCAACTGCTGTAGTGGTTAAGTCTATTGCAGTAGTCAATGTAGTCAAATCTGCTGCAGCTACCCTTAGTGCTCCAGCAACATCCACCAATAATTCTCTGTGTAGGTTCACCCCATCCCAGCCAGCAACGGTAGATAGTGTGTGGAGGGACTTTGCGATAACTCCATAAGTTTTCTGTGCTACTGCAAGTGCTTCAGCATTAATAAAGTCGGCACCGTCTGACAATCTACTCGATATAGGAGTTCCAGCAGCTTCGTGGCGCGTAGCTAATACCGTTCGTAATGTCTCAGCTGTCGCTGCTCCGGTATTTCTATCAAAGTCCGTTATCTGCTGATTTAATGCATCTAAAGTTATTTCCGTTGCCGCTCCTGCTGGAACAACACTGCCGGAAATACCCATAATGTCTGAGCTACAGAAAGATCTAAATACTTTAGACACGTACAATGAGCCGCCAGCTCCGGGAAGAATCTTTAATCTTGCTATTGGAGATATTGGAGTTGTCGTTGAAGCTAGTTTAAACAGAAAAGTTCCAGCAGCAGTAATGGTATCAGCTGTAAACTCTGTAACCGTTGTGTAAGAAACTCCGGCGTTGAAGCTTTCTTCCAAAGTTATCGCTGCATTTGCTACTGCCCAGACACCGACAACCACGCCGCCTCTGAGAAAGGAAGCGTCAGTTCCACTCATTGCTCCGAGAGGAATATAAAGTGGAGCTAGGTCTGTACAAAGCCTTTGATAATTTTCTTTTGGAATATCTATTAGGGAATATGACATCGTTATCTCCCCTTCGTTGTACGATATATTTTACTAAAATTAGCTCCAGCGCCTGCTGCAGCTACAAACTTTAACCGCATAAAGGGCATCAAGCATTCATCTGCTGAAGGGAATACGGAGATTGTGGAGTAAACTGACAAAGGAACTCCGGCTGTTCCGCCTGCAATGCCGATATTAATTGCTGCGCCGACATCTTCCCATGCGGAATCGGGAGCGTCAGGCATTGTAGCCTGTTGCAAAGTCATCGCCACATCGGTAATAAGCGCGCCATATTTGGTGCCGCTTAACGTCAGGAAGATTCCGTCGTTACTATCCCACATAGTTAGCGAAAATCCCTTGGAATAACTCGTAGACGAGGGCAGAATTACGAGATGATTATCTCCCGCATAGGAATCGCTGCCTAAAAGTGAATAATTGGTAAAAGCTGCACTCATTATACTGTTTACTCCTTTAACTTTCGTAATTCTGCTTCCAGAGCATCGTTAGACTTAGCTACGAGGTGCTTTGGCAAATGATTGGTAACTTTTATCGTGTTTGAGATGCGTTGCTGCTTGGTCATATCGGTTCTAAGCAACAATTCTGCAGCTTTTAGCCTAACCATAGCTAGTTTTGGGTCAGTTCCTTCTTCAGGACTGAGTAAGTCAATGACAGTATCGGCGGCGGCGTCCTTTGCCTTCTGTATCTTTAGAAGAAACGAGTCTGGGAGGAACAGCCAAGTATAGAAATCTCGGTTCTTGCACCATTTTGCTACCTTTTCCATGGAAAAAGGAGCTATAAACGGCTCAAGCGACTCAATTTGAGCATAAGTTAGCTTACCTATTACCTGTGGAGATATCCTTTCATGAAGCAATATCTTCAATGCATTCTGTTCATCAGTAGGTACGAAGGCTATTAATGAACTTGCCTCCAGTATATTTAGGTCATTCGCCATATTTGTAAATTCCTCGGAAACATAATACGTTTATCTGTAACGCTATCATACCACGAGAAGACAGGAAATGGCTATCAGACGACAATCAGACAGCAGTGAGAGAGTTAATGGCTATAGATGAAGATAAAATTAGGTTAATTGAAGAAATACAGGCAGAAAAATTGAGACAACGTACTCGAGTTCTGCTTACTTTCATTCCAGGACAGCCGGATGCGGTTCCGTTTCAGGAACAGATTGACTTTTTTAAAGATAAAAGCCTGTCAAAGATAATTCGTGCTGGTAACCGTGCTGCTAAAACCTTTACAACCATGCGAGACTTAGCATTTAAAGTTACAAGGACGCATTGGTATAGACAAGACTACAACGTATTCCACATAAAAGACCGGAAATGGGCTGAGAAAATAGATACAGATGAGTTTGAACATCGCTATCTCCGAACAAAGCCAGAAATGTTCTGGTTAGTCGGCCCTACATATGAATTTGTTAACACCGTATTATGGGATAAGTATCTTGCTAAGATGATACCAGATTGGTTTATCTCTGAGATAAAGTATACAAATCAAAAGAATCTTGAATCCGTAATATTTAAAAATGGTGACGTAATAAAGTGTAAAACTTATTCACAGCAAGACACAACTAAGATGGGTTTCGTTGTAAATGGTGTTTACGTCGATGAAATGCCGAACGATGCAAAGACAATTACAGAGTTAGTTGTGCGTACCTTCGATTGTGATGGTCAAATCACTTTAGGATTTACGCCGCTAGTGGAGAATCAGGAAGTAAAGGAGTACATAGACAATTCCTGCGCGTCGGGAGTCATGTCTTTACATTCATGGACGATATTCCAGAACCCCCATTATGCTAAAAACCCTGAAAGAATGCGAAGAGTTTTGGCAGAATATGCCAACTTAACGGAAAACGAACGCAACGCCCGTTTAAGCGGTGCGTGGTATTTTAACAAGCCGGATAAGCCCGTATTCGAAGGTCTGGAGCTTGAAGTTGTAGAAGACTTCCATATACCCAACGATTGGCGGCAAGTACGCTACACGGATCCCGCAAGCCACGTTACTGGCCATGCAATATTTGCCGAGGATCCTTCTGACGGAACATGGTTTCTGACAAAAGGCGTAGAATTCTCTTGGGGTCACATCGTAAAGGCTAGTGACATTATAGAGCAAATAGAGGCTCTGAAGCCTCACAGGGATTTTCGTTACCACCAAAGCGTCTATGATAATGCCGAAGCGTGGTTCGGCGCTGAATCCCGTTCTATAGGGTACGAGCCTTGTATCTTGAAAAACCGTGAAGCTGCAATCATGATGACTCGAACCATTGTCGCGGAAAAGAGAGTAAAAGTATTTAAAATCGGAGGTGCGTTAGCGATAACTCAGTTCGATAAATACCATTACAACAAAGACGGCATAAAGGTCGTTAAAAAGAAAGATCATGTTTTGGACTGCCTCATGTACTTCTGCAGGCAAATACCGAAGCCATTGATTGATCCTTCCAAGCAAAAGACGCAAGCTCAAGAGATGATGGATGCAATAATAGCTAGGACGGAAGCTCCGCCAAGGCCAAACTTGAACCCTTATAAAAATAGAGTGTTCTCGAGTAATCCGATGGTAAAAA